ATATCATAAAATCAAAGTTATGAAAATGTTTGAATTGGTTCCGTATATACTGGCATTAAACTCGGAAGCAGAAATAATGCTGATAGAAGACTTAGAACCAGGTCCAGATGGACTTCCCAAGATGTCTAAAGTATTTCCCACAATGATGGTCAACACCAAGACAGGAGAGAAGGTACTCACTCTCATTAAAGAGAGTCACATGAAAGAGTTCATGTCAAAAGCTGAACTCATGTCAGCTCACAATGTTCAACTAAAAGATAAAGTCTCATGAAAACTCAAGACAAAAACTCAGAAGGCAGTACTCTAATCATATTCATGTGGTTAGCTATTGCCATTGTTCTAATTGTAGTTATTATGGCAGTAATCGAGAATAAAAACCAGGAAAAAGAGCCACCTGCTAAACCCTGGATAAATCCCGATGGGAGCTTACCTTATGAAACAGTTAAGGCTTTAGCTCCAGACTATATCGACAGTCTCGAAAGGGCTGGAGAGATTGAGAGATGGTTAAAGGAGCATCCTCAACAAAATGTCCACATTCGCATCACTATCGAAGACGAACGCTGGTAAAGGCCTTCAATATTTATTTGCATAATTACAAAATATTTGCTATATTTGTATATAGGAAATAAGATAATAATTAATTAAATAAATTAAGGCCATGAAAAAACAATCAGACAATTACTTATACCTCCTGAAGAAAGTTCACGGATGGTGCAAAAGACAAGGCATGACAGACCCCGAAATGTATTTCCAATGCACATTCAGGGAATTTCTCCGGAGATATGGTATGCTCCTCACTAAGATAGAGACCAGAAACAATCAGTATGGTGGTCATCATACTTTCACCTTCACACCGGCTCCGGGTACGGAAATATTTGGTGGTACAAATACAGAACTGGAATCAGTATTCGATATTTACGAGTCTCTGGATTATTTCGAATACGAACAAACATGGGTAATCCGCAATCACGGAGGTATCATCTCTATCCGCTGCTACTACCCAATCTAGTAACTCAAAGATAGCTGGATATGAAAACACTTAAGTTATTATTGCAAGCATTACTGGAATGGATAATCCTGGTAGCTGTAATACTGATAGTTTCTTGGGTAATCATCCAAATAAAATACTAATCATGAAACCTAAATCCAATTCAACCCATATCTGCACAAAATGTCAGAGACCCTTAGAAGAGGGAGGAGGATGCTATACCTTCTGTAATGGAAAGAACTTCCTACCAATCCCAGAAGAAAATCCAAAACATCCAGGATGTCGTAGGAGAAAACTGGGCAGATGATACTTATTACTCATAATCATCTATACTATGAAATGCACTGAATCCAGAGAATTAAGAGATCTCTCAATGAATCAACTCAATGCAAAGTTATCTGAACTCTACAAGGAATTACACCGCTCTCAAGAATAAGTTCTACCCTAAATCCAAATAAAGCTATGAAAGACATTTTAGTACATTACACCAGTCAAGAAAGGGATGAAGATACTGGGCTTTACACTGATGTTGTATACAAAGGATATATCCAACATTGGCACTGTGGTTCAGGTTATCAAATGGCCATAATCCTAAATACCGAAGGCAAGTTCCATAGAACCACCATAGATAAAATCTGGGTAGAAAAAGAAGATATGCCCACAACCAAAGAATAACCTATGAAACAAAGAAAACCAATTAAGGTATCAAAAGAAAAGGCCATCATCATAGCCTCAAACCATAACAACATCCCAATCCAAAAGGCAAAGGCTTATACAGATTCCGAACTAAGGGAAGTATTAAGGCATCTCAACCTAAAGCCAGGATTCTAATACCCTCTACCCCAAAACACAAAAGAAATCAAATATCCATAACATCATCCTATATATAAGCCCTTATATAAATACATATACTTATAATCATCAATCATATAAGGCTTTTAAGGTTGGCTTTTATCTTAGAGGCCTTTTATTTGTGTGTTCAGATAGGGCAAAAGTTAACAGGCAGTCGGTAATACGGGTCCGGACGACGAAAAAGTCCAAGGGCCATAAAATCGGGGTGAGGAAAAAATTTTGGTTAAGGCAAGGGTAGGGCCTTACTGTGTACCCTAAGAGCTCTGGAGCTATCTTTGTTACTATACGTAGTAGCTAACCAGACTTAGGGCCCTAAGACCCAAAGAGAGCCCTAAAGGCAGCCTTTAAGGTACCCTAAATCCCATCTCAATCAAGTCTATATTATATATAATCATAAGTCTTTTAAGGTAAGGTTAAGGCCCTTAGCTAAGGCCTTTTCGATAAAGAGACTTATAGCCTCTCTACAGGTCTATATCTGAGAATAGATGAATAACTTCATTGGTACACTTAGGTGCCTTTAAGGGCCTTAATCCCAATCCCTAAAGAATACAATCTATATTATATATATATATGCGAGTATTTTAGGGGATTTTGGAACAGGTGTCTAAAATCGATATGCCAGGAATAGAGTATTGGAGATTTGATTTCTCAAGTTAAGGCTTAGTTAGGGCACATTTAAGGTACCTTTTAAGGCCTTTTATGGTAGGTTAAGGTACCTTAATATAGCCTTTATATTATATAAGGATTAGCTTTTAGTGGCCTTTAGGATTAAGGGCCCAAGGCCTAATGAGGGCCCAGAATATTTATTTGCATATATTATATATTATTCTTATATTTGTATAAAGAAAGATAAATAATAAACCCCAAAACATTTAAGGCCATGCTTAATTCTAAAGATTTTACCACTGCCCTGGAAATTATCTCCAAACACCATTCCACCGAATTGGCAATCAATACTCCCAAGGATAACTTCGTAGGGTATATGGGCCAATCGGAATTCAGGTTGCATATTAAGAAATGTGTACCCTCGGTAGTTAATAATTTGATTCAGGCAGGTTATATCCTGAATATGGGTCCGGAAGGTTTGGAGGTCGATAAAATCTAACCTTCAAAGGCCTTCATCTTTAATTTGCATATATAGTATAATTATATTATACTTGTAATACAGTATAATAATAATTAACTAATTTTAAGGTTATGAAAAGATTTGATTTAATTGCATCGGTTAAGGGGTTAATTAAGGATAAGGCTTACGAGGCAGGTAACGGGGCTTCGTATTTTATTCCGGGTATGTCCCAGGAGTTTAACCCTCGCAGTGGTGATAGTTGGCAGGCTATGTTCCTGGAATATAATCCGACTCTGTATAACGAGGATTATGATGGGATTGATAAGTTATGCGAGGCAAGCCAGGATTTAACCGGTAGGTTAACCGAGCAATTCAAGGAATATGTTCAAGGTGATTACAAGGTAAACGAAGTTGGTAACGGGATTACCATGGTAACTTCGAACCGGGCTGGGATTGCATTAACCTTTGCGGATAGTGATTTGGGAATGTATATAACCTATATGGAGACATTGGCATAGGTGGGGGTTGGCCCACCTATTTGCTTTCATTTCTCTTTTCTGTTAGGCCTGCCAACCCAGGCCTTTTTTATTTATGAGCTTATAAGGCCTTTAGGGATTCAACCTGGGTACCCTCTGGTGCCTTATAGTGGCCATAAACCTTAGGCCCACTTGAAGGCCCTAATATTTAATTTGTGTATATTAAATATTATGATTATATTTGTAATGTAGAAAAAGAAATAACTAATATTTAATTCTTACAATTATGAAAGCAAATCAAATTAAAAATCAAATTGAGAACCAACTGCAAAACCAACTTGCAACCTTCTCCATGCTCAACTCTGCACTCCCTGCAATCTCCCAAATTGCTCAAACCCTCACCGACCTTCTCCCTCAACCCGAGGAACTCTCCTTCTATCACTCTCACAATTGGACTCTCGATTCTGCCCACGGTGCCGAAATCACCTCCCTTATCCTGGATACCTCCTACCAGGAATCCGACCGGGACTTCGAAACTCCCATAATCGAAAAACTCAACTTCGAACTTAACTCAGACCTGGGCTCTATCCGAATAACCTCATCAAATATCGCCGACGGGCTTATTCTCCTAAATATATCCTACCTGGAATAAACCCAGGTTAAACCTAAACTTAGGCCTACCTTATAGGGGGCCTTTTAGATATGTATAGGGTTAAGGCCTTATATCGCTTTTAGTGGCTTGGCTTATAGGCCTTTTATATTATAGGCCATGCAGGCACCTCTTGGCACCAATCCCAACCCTGTATTCAAAATTTTCCTAAAGTGCAATGCAAAATAAAGTGTTCCCATTTGCAAGTAGGGGCATATCATAGAAACTTAGTACTTACGGAATATAAGTTTACTTAGTTATAAAATTATATAGTTCTAGATTCCCAAGGACCAAGGCCGAAAATGAAAAGGAACATTAAAGGCCATAACCCGAGGAGTTGAGGTACCCAAAGGTGCCAGCTAAGGCCTAATTTCAATCCAACCTTATACCAACAAACCATCCCACCAACAATAACCTTATACTCAACTTACCATTAAACCCACCTACCTTAACACCCTAATTCCCTAATAGGCAATATTTATCCTAATTTGTTCTATTATAGGAAAATATAATCAAAATTTATGTCTAAAATTTTGTAATTGAAAATATTTGTTGTATATTTGTAATACAGAAAAGAACTAATAAAAGTTAAACCAATTAAAAATTTTACTACTATGAAAGCAAATGAAATTTTAGCAATCGGCAACGAAATTTTTTCGACCAACGAAAGAAAAAGCATCTACAAAAAAGAAATCTTTGCAGAATGTAAAACCGACAAAGAAAAAAAGAATCTGCGAATGAAGTTGCGTAAAAAGTTAGATGCGTTCATAGCAGAATTTATTGCAAGCAATAAAAATATAGAAAAAAGGAAAGCACTAAAAAAAGCATGGCAAGAATATGCAAAGCAAGTATATATAAATGCAAATTGCATCGTCGATGCAAATGCAAATACAGAAAAAAGGGACACAATCAAAAATTTCTTACTTGCAATGAATGAAAAAGAAAGCAAGTAAATAAAATCGAATAGGGGACAAAATTTGTCCCCTATTTTTAATAAAATTTAATTTTGCGATAGGGACACCGTGGCCCCCTTTTACTGCCAGATGTTTTTGAAGACCTCGTGATAAGACTCTTTAAGGTACCAAAACCTTTTTACTGCCAGCTCCCAAAGAAACCTCTCCTTAAGCTCTTCCTGAAAGGCACATGCCACATCCCCCCTCTCCCTACACAAAATGAAGAACCCATCTAAAGGCTCTTCATAAAATTTTTCCGGGATATTTTTTGGCTCCAATTATAAGGCCTATGATTTAGCCTTATATATCCCTATAAGTCTATCAAAAGCCTTAACCCTTACTTCACTATCCCACTTGCTCCACCAAAATATTTCTCGAAGGGTCAACTTATGGTTTTGAACTTCCCTATAAGCCTCAGTAGTTTTATCTCCACCCAAGAACTCAAAGTTAAATTCAGGGATAAGTATAAAAGGCCATTCAGGATTATACAATAGTTTACCATCAAGTATCTCTGACTCATGTCCCATATCCTGTAAGATACAAATCAAAGACTTCTCTAATTCTGAATCCCTTAATATAGCCAATTTGAATGACTTGCACATTCCACAATTAATAATGGTATTCACATAAACATCCTTAGCTTTGGTTATCCATTCCAGGATAATCTTATTCTTTTCTTTCTGTTCCATGATTAGGCATAGGGTTTAATTATAACTATTGTAAGAGTGACTACCAGAATGCAAATTATTCCGAATATGAATAACTCACCTATTATTTGTAATAATTTACTAGAATGTTTCTGCAACGAGCAAAGGACCCCACCCATTATTCCCAATGTAAGTGTGAATCCAATAAGGAAGAAAAGGATATGAAATAAAACCTTTAACATAGTATTCATGAATTTAAGGGATATAGACCTGAAGATATCGTTTCGGTATCAAGGTATACACACAATAAGAGGGACCCTTGGTAGTGAGCCCATCTTAGGATTATTGCTTATCTAATAACCGGATATCTAAATTTCCATTGGCATATATGGTAATGTAGTCTATTATCTGTGATTGGTCGTCTGTTGGCATTTGTATACCGGAGTTATTTACCTTTATAGTCAGCTTCTGATTGTCAAAGTCTAAATGGTAATAGGGAAACCCTACAATGTGGGTTCCTTTTGAAGAACTTGAACTTTGGAAAGCTGTCAGGTCCATTACCAGTTTAATACCATCTATCCTACTATAGATGAGGTCCACTACAATTTGGGAGAGTACATCCTTCTCAGTAACAAACCCAATGAATGCCCAGCTTTTACCCGATGTCTTGTTGTTCTCTAACTTAATTTCTGCAAATTTCATATCATCTTCGATTATAGGTACATTACCTTGGTGAAATAAAAGTAAACTCATATCGTATGGTTTATGGATTAAAAGTATATCTCTAAGATATACTTTTACCATTAAACACATACAATACGGCTATGTTAGGATTCCATTCTCAAAACGTACCAATCATAATAGAAGAAGATGATATGAAATTCGCAAAATTACCCTTACCAAGCACTGATATGGGAAGTTGGATGACCAATGTACTATCTACAGTTGAACTGATAACTATCTACAATCAAGTTAAAAATGAACAGATAGATGGCATTATGATAGTAGATAGTCAAGATTATGGTGGTCAATATGAACAGAAAGCCATATCCACGGGGTTCAGATTTAATAATTCAAGAGTAGAGTTTCACTTTAGTCATAGTTATTCTGTAGACGGTAATCAACCCATTGGAGAAGGTTTCGTTAACAACGACCAAACTAGAGCCATAGTCACCGTTACTATCTCATCTAAAGGAATACTTTTTTATCAATACCACAGCTTGAAATAATATAAAAGGGAAAAGAGGTCAGTATTTATCTGACCTCTTTTGTGTGATTACATTTACTACTTTTGGTCTGGTTCTTTAACCTTGGCCTTTTGTTTGAAGTAGAACTTGGTTTCTACGAAAAGATAGGGGTATTCCTCATTATCGGGGTCATATACCAAGGTATAATCTACCCCTCTAACGTTAGCTTTCATGTAATGAAACTTTCTCCAAGCTTCGTCCTTTAGATTCTTGATTACTTGTTTAAAAGAACGTACAAAACCAACTCTCTTCCTTAAGTACTTCTTTGTTCTACCAACTTCTTGGTAAAACATTTCCTCTACTACTCCACCAGCAGCATAGAACTGACCCGGAGTATAAACTTTTACTGACATATAGATATTTTTATTAAGGTTCCCAAATATCGAATGTTTGACCTTTAGCTGTAGTTATTCTTAATGAATAATGTTCTCTTACTACTCTTAGCTTAGTAAAGGTTAGGTCATGTTTACGGTATACATATTCCTCTAAGGACAATATCTCATTTTCAATATTACCCTTTAATTGACCACTGAACTTTTGGGTGAATCCCTGAGTAAGATTATTTATCTTACCAGTGAGTTTATCCCGTAAAAGGGAAGGAATATTCCCGTCTATGATTACTTTCTCTATATAAGCATCCCAAACCGGAATGGATTGCTTCTCTTCATCACTGGCTTTCCTTAAAATTATTTCAATGTCGTTTAACTCGAGTATCATTCTTGAAAAGAATTTTGAGGGTTAGTATAAATAATCCAGTTATTACTGCCGGACTAACTGCCCATATAAGGAATAAAACTCCATATCTAACTGGGTTGGAGGCTTTTTTAAGAGGAGTTTCTTCGATTACACTTCTGATAAATAGGCAGAAGATAAATCCGAGGGTGTAGAACACTAAAAGGGTATAACCCAACCAAGCCGGAGCAGGATTAGCAGTCATTAAGATATCAGACATGATATGATTATTATGATGGTGATACAAATTATGAGTGTTTGAATAGTTTCTTTCTTACCTTTGGACCAAGATTCATTACCTTCATATTCCTTGTTTACTCCTTTCAAAGCTTTCCAAGTCATACCTCCACAATATGCAGAGTAACTAATAACGTTTACTGTAATCCAATGTAATAAGAAACGTATCATTTTCCTTCTATTTTTTCGATAATACGACTGATTTTGGCAGCTGCATACCGGATTATATCAGGATTTTTAATCCCTTTCTTGTTGATAGCGGCCAATTTCTCCAAATCATGGTTCAAAGTTCTCTGTGCTACCAGAGTTTTATACTTTTCTTCGTTAAAAACCTCGATTTGATACTTAGAATTGATAGGATTGAGATCTCTATCTGTCTTAATACCATTCTCGAGAGTATAAACCCCCTTTTTCCTCTCCTTAATTGCCGTCTTTTCAAAGAAGGCAGGACCTGTTACCAGTAATAAATCACCAACTTTCATGTAGTTTTGATATTAAATTTGTATATTAAAGTAGTCTTTGCAAGACCTTCCGGTATATATTATAAAATTCTATTTTCAATGAATGTCTTAGGTATCTGTGGAGCCCAAGGAGCGCTTCTTTTTGAGTTTAAGGAACATCTTATAGCTAATGTAGAACCCAGAGCAGTATTCCATTCCAAAAAAGAAGAGCAATGGAAGCTTAATTTTGGTGATATACCGTTTGTAAAGTCACTGGAAGAGGTAAAAACTTCCAAAATAGACCTAATACTCGGCTCTCCATCATGTGGGCATAGCTCGGTATTCTCATATTCCAGGAAAAAATCCCTGGGCAAACCCCGGGAAGATGTTACTCTTAATCTGTATCTTTCTAGTATTAAGAAGTTCAAACCAGCAATATTTATGCTTGAGAACCTCCCAAAACTTCTAGATTTTATCCCTATCGGGGAATGGGAACATAATTTACCCGATTACAAACTTATAGTGCACTGTCACTCCGTTACGGTATTTGGTAATTCTCAACAAAGTAGGAAACGTTTGGTGTTAATAGGAGTCAGAAAAGACTCCAAGATCAATCCTCAGATCTTTGATCATACTTTTAGAGTTACTAAACCCAAAAATCTGTGTCAACTGAAGAAAGGAGTAAGGAGAGACATAAACTATAGAGAAGCTGACGATAAAAAATTGGCCATGTATCATTATGCAGATAAGTCAAAAACTACTTTGACAGTAGCTCAAGTGAGAAAGCTATGGAAAACTGAGTTCAAAAATGATTACAAATGGCCCATGAGAACTCAAAAGATGAAGACTCTTCCTGGAGTATATCGAAATAAGAAAAAGAGCTACCCATTAACCGTAAGACCTTCATCAAGGCAATTTAATCCCCACGGTAGAATAATGGGACTTGATGAATATAGGGTGATTATGGGTTTTCCCAAATCATTCAAGGTATATTTTGACAATGCTAATCCGACTTATTGGTTGAATAAAGGGAGAAATACCCTAACTAAGGGTGCCGTATATGAGAATTCATTGTGGTTAAAATCCTGTTTACAAAAGGCTGGTCTAATATCAAAATGAATATCCCCTATCGCGTACGTATATGCGCAGTTATTGAGTATTTTTCTTTAGAAAAATACGAAAATAACCTCCAGCTTGCTGGAGTACTTAGCTTTTAAGTATTAGTTTTAAGATTTACTTTCTTTAACCCCCCTATAATCCCCCCTAATTGTTTTCATAAACCCTGAACCATGAAAAATGTAATCCTAACCTCGGCCTTCATATTTATGGCCTTAACAATATTCTGGTTATGGAACCGAAATTCTGAATTAAGTCATGACCTTAAAAATTCTTCTCGTCGGGTTGATACTGTTGTGGTTAATAATCCATTTGTACCCAAAGTTGAATTCCATAAGATTCAATTACCCCGAATGGTGTTCCTATATCGGGTTGATTCTGTTCCCATTGAACGAATAGAATATGTTGATAGAGTGGTCACTATCATTCAGAAAGATTCAACTAAAATTGAATACAATGAATTGTTCTTGACCAATTATCCCCAAGCTCCTAAGTTGTTGCAAATACTATCTGGTGGTGATAAACTATCTATCACTACATTCAATACTGATTGTAAGCTTATTACTGAGGAGTATTCAGTTAATTACTTTCGTTATCAATATAACTACCTGGATGGTAAATTAACCCATAAGAAAACATCTTTCTTAAAAAGATTTAATCCAGTAGCTCAGTATACCATACGACCAGTACATAACTTCCATGATTTGGATTTAGGCTTGAAATACAATACCAGTAAATTTAATTATGAAGCCGGGTTGAATATCAACTATTATCCTAAACTTCGGGATAATTTAGGTCTCGACCCGTACCTAAGAATTTCATACAATTTCTGACATGGCAAGAAAGAAGACATTAGTTGAAGATGCAAGTCTTACACCAGAACAACTTAAGACATTGGTTCGGGTGATGAAAGACCCTTTCTTCTTTTCTACTTTCTGCTACGTGATAAACCCCGTGTTGGGTATGGTAAAGTTCTTGTTTTATCCTTTTCAGAAGGCAGTGCTATACCAATTCATGCTCAACAGGTTCAATATCATCCTAAAGTTTCGTCAGGCTGGTATTACTGAGCTAATCTCTCTCTACTGTCTTTGGTTAGCAATGTATCATCCTAACAAGAAGATAAACATTATCTCAATCAAGGACACCGTAGCAAAGAAGGTACTAAAGAAGATTAAATTCATGTACAAGAACCTTCCTTCATACTTGCAAGAGCCTATCATTAACGGTCGTGCAGGGGAGTTCGGTTCTGTATCAACTATAGAGTTTGCAAATGGTTCTGTAATAGAATCTATTCCAACCTCTGACCAAGCTGGTCGTTCTGAATCTTTGTCGTTGTTGGTGATTGATGAAGCAGCAATCGTAAGATGGGCTTCAACTATCTGGGCATCAGCCTTCCCTACTCTATCAACTGGTGGTGCTGCTATAGTAAACTCATGTATCACGGGTGACACTCAGATAATAGGTGAAGATGGACCTTTCAGAGTTGATTCTATATGTCCTAAGACCTTTGGTAAGATGGATATATCTCATCTCGGGTTGAGAGTATTATCACATACCGGAAAGTGGCAGAGAGTACTTGGTTCTGTAAACAAGGGTGTACTGAAAACCTGGGAAGTTCACAATGAACAAGGTAGGGTTATTAAATGTACTCCAAAACATAAGTTGTATACTCTTGAAGGTTGGTTACCTGTTTCAGAGATAATCAAACGAGATATACCTGCTATCTTCTATCATACTGGTATAAGCGGTCTGGAGCAGAATCCAGTAACCGTAAAACCCAAGAAAGAGATATGCAAACCCATACCTGGTTATCCAAACTATGAAGTCTCCAACTGGGGAAGAATCTTCATTGTAAAGAATGGGACGAGGGTAGAGAAGTTACCAAGACCTTGTAATAATAGGGAGAGATACCTAAATATAAGGTTGTGGAATAAGGGTCAAAAGAAAAAGATATGTGTCCACAATCTGGTGGCTAAAGTATTCTTAGGAGAAATTCCAGAAGGATATGTAGTTGACCACATTAACAACAATCCTTCAGACAACTATGTAACCAATCTCCAGATAGTTACAGTAGCTGAGAACAGTCAAAAAGCTGCAAAATACTCTTATGGCATGAAGCTTGGGTCTAAGCTGAAAGGTGGATTCAACTACGACTTAAGAGTAGTAGCTTACATAAGGTATCGTTATCAAGAACTTGGTTACTATTATGGAGTGTTAGAGAAGATATCTAAAGAGGTTGAAGATAAGTTCGGAGTTAAGCTGAACAAACCATATATTCAACGTATTGTATCTGGTAAAAGATGTACAAGTATCTACCTTTCTAAGCTGAAAGTAGTCAGGAAGTATTACGACACCATTTATGATATTTGCGTTGAAAACGATGAATCTTACCTCATCAACGAAGACTACGTGTCTCATAACACCCCCTATGGCGTCGGGAACTTCTTCCATAGTACTTGGGTAGATGCTATATCTGGGGGTAATCCGTTTAACCCCATACGATTGTATTGGCAGATGCACCCTGACAGAGATGAGAAATGGTATGAAGAAATGTCTGCTGCTCTTGGTCCCAAGAGAACTGCTCAGGAGATAGATGGTGACTTCTTATCATCTGGTAATACAGTATTCGACTTAGCTGATATTAAAGCTATAGAGGAATGCTTATTTGACTACCCTGTTATCAATACTCGTCTCAAGGGTCAGTATAAAGAGTTCAATGAACCTGACCCGAACAAAGAATACTTTATTGGTGGTGACTGTGCTACTGGTAGAGGTACTGACTACTCTGCTTTCACCTGTATGGATAAAGAAGGGGAAGAGGCTGCAGTATATAAGGGGAGAATACCCCTGAACAAGTATGCCCGACTCCTTGGTGATGTTGGAGAGAAGTTCAATTTTGCTAAGTTAGCTCCCGAGACCAATGATGTTGGTATGACGGTAACTACCATACTTCAAGATGAGGGATATCCTAATCTATACTTCTATACTAAGCTCTTACGTAAGAAGAGGAAGAATAGACCAGAAGAAGATAAGTTCCCGGGATGGTTGACCACAACCAAGAACCGTTCTGTAATAATCGAGAACTTAGAGAAGGATATCAGGGAAGAGAACGTAATTATAAAAGACCCGTTCTTTGTACAAGAAGCATACACCTTTATTTATGACGGTGCTGGAAGACCTATTGCTCGTGGTAAGCATAGAATGAATAACTCCTCTATGGACCTGGATTTGGAAGGTGAAACATATTCTGATGATGCGATATTCGGTAAAGCTATCACTAATCATATCAGGTCTCACAGTCCATCTGGTACTGTAGTAATTCCTCAGTAAGCATAAACCATTCAATATAACATGAAACTTAATCCTATCAGTTGGTTCACCAGGTCTAAGCCTGTGGAATCTCAGAACAAAGATGAGGGAAAGGGTTCAATAAGTCCGGGCAGAGTTTCTCAACCAGATGATGGTGTGGGGAACTCTGAACTCATTACCACTCTTAATGGTATGACGAACTTAGTTACCCCAACGTTCAGAACAGAACTAATACCTATCATTCGGGACCTGTACAAGATAAACCCGGACGTCAGCATTGCATTGCAGGACATGTTCAAGCTGTCGAATACAGGTCATACTATCGACTTCCCAAACAATACTCCAGAAGAGTCTACCAAGATGAGGGAGCACTTGAGGGATGTATCAAAAAAGTGGTCTAAGTATACGGCTGGTATTGACGGGTTAGTGAATAAATTCATAGTTCAGCTTCTCGTTGGTGGTGCTATATCAGTAGAAGGAGTACCAAACAAGAAGTTAACAGGACTGGAAACCATACTCTTCATAAAACCAGAAACTATAAGGTTTAAGAGAGAGAACAATGGAGTATATCACCCATATCAAAGAAACCCACGTTTGGTAGATGGTCTCAAAGATTCATTCATACGATTGAATACAGAGACCTATTGTTATGTAGGTATGTACAATGATACCGATGAACCCTACGGGGTACCTCCATTTATGTCTGCTTTGGATTCTATAGCTGGTCAGCATACCATGAGAAAGAATTTCAAACATATCATGGAGGTAATGGGTATGGTTGGTTTCCTTGAAGCTAAGATGGCTAAACCTCCACGTACTGCTGGAGAGAGTGAAAAAGCCTATGCTGCTCGTTTGGAAAGTACTCTAAGGAAGATGAAGACCAATATTGTTGGAGGTATGTCTGATGGAGTAGTGGTTGGTTACATTGATGACCACGAATTCGAACTAAGGTCTACTTCAGCTTCCATGCAGAATATAAACCTTCCCTGGAATATGAATCAACAATCTGTGGCAAACGGCTTGGGAGTAAATGGTTCTATTATCGGAGTATCTGCATCACAGAGTGGTACTGAAGGTGGAGCTGGTATACAGCTGTCTAAGATGATATCCCAGTTAAAGAATATCCAAACGTTGGTAATCTTTGTACTGGAGTTCTTTTATTCTCTAGAACTGCGCCTGGCTGGGTTTAACAACAAGGGAATCACTATCAAGTTTGGAACTTCAACTGTTTCAGACGATATCAAGTTACAACAAGCTCGTGAATACCGTGCTCGGGTAAATGTAACCTTGTACAATCAGGGTATAATAAGTCAGGACCAGTTTGCACGGGATATGGGCTATGAAACCCCAGACCAACCAGAACCAAGAACTCCTGTAGAATCTGATGATTCAGATGGTACGGGTGATTCAGATACCGGTCAGAAGAAAAAGAAACGAGAAGACGATAAAGATAAGTCAGACCGTAGAACCCGTGATAAAGCAAATCCTAATCCCAAAAGGAAAGACCAAGACAGTAAACCAAGATAAATTATGCCAATGACTCAGCAGAACACCGATGTAATGGTGTTAAGTGCAGCTCATAGCTTGATGGTATCAGATGTGCCAGAAATAGTTATAGATGCTCACTCTCTCTCTGAAAACTTCTATAAGGGCACTGGCAACTTCAGTGAAGACCCTAAGAAGTCCCTGGAAAGGTTTGGTATGTGGGGAGGCACTTTGAATGTCAACCAGTTCATGCCAGAAGTAACTCCAGAAATGTTAAAGCCAAAGGACAGTGACTTTATAGAGCCAATGTTCCGAATGCTTTCTGCCGCAATAGTGGCAAAGAAGTATAATCCTACTGAGTTTCCCGAAGCAGTACTGAAGGAATCAATGCCATTGTTGGTAGGTCAATCAGTTAACCTAGACCATGAAACGGATGTGGCTAATGCCATTGGGGCAGTTAAGTCTGTAGAGTGGCAAGAAGCTTATCAGGATGAAAAGACCGGGATAATTATCCCTGCTGGTATCAACGGTATCATGAAGATAGACGGGCTTTCAAATCCTCGTATAGCCCGTGGTATTCAAATGGACCCTCCGTCCATACATTCTAACTCTGTAACTGTAGAGTTTGCATGGGAACCCTCTCATGTATTTGAAGATATATGGGAGTTCTATTCTAAACTTGGTACCTATAACGAGAATGGAGAGTTGATTCGTAGGGTTGTTACCAAGATTATTTCTTATAAAGAGACATCTCTGGTATGGCATGGGGCAGACCCGTTCGCCCAGCTTATCAAAAGCGGTAAGTTAAACAGTCCTGCTTATGCAGGAAGTCAGTATTATTCTTTCTCTGAAGAAAAAGCTGCCGAAGCAAATGACCCAGCAAAGAGGGTATCTATGTTCGACTTCAAGGTTCTTTCTGAAAAAGATATAAAGTACAATACCACCCAATCTAATAATGAAAAGGGTGCCGGAAAGGGTAACCACAATAACCAAACAAATAAAACAAACATGGACAAAGAATTGCAGCAAGTGCTGGCGAGCCTCTTTGGTGAAAATCTTTTGACCCTTTCTGAAGGTCAGGAAGTTTCGGCAGAGCTGGCTATCACCCAGATTAAAAACCTGGTACAGCAGAATCAGAGCCTCACAGAGGCCGTGGCTTCCAAAGACACCGAGATTCAGACTCTTAAAGAAGAGAAAGCAAATCTCGAGAAGGATGTAGAGTCTTACAAGGAAGCAAAGAAAAACTGGGATGGTCATATCAAATCCTTCCGTGAGGAGACGGTGGCTGCCTACAAGAAAGTTTCCGGCGAGGAGAACGTAGACCAGAATATCCTGGCACTCCTGGAGAACGAAGGAACTACCATGGAGACACTCAGTGCTCTGCGTAAGACCTACGATGCACAGCTGGAGGACAAATTCCCGATGCACTGCAACCATTGCGGTTCTCAGGACGTGGGCCGGGCATCTTCTATCAATCCGGGGGGAGAAGATGAAACGAAGAACGGAGACAAATCCACTCAGGCAGTTGCCCAGGCTTTGGCCGACCGGAAACTTCGAGGAGAAAAGAAATAACAGAGAAAGTAACTTAAATTTCAAATTAAATTATGGCAGACTTACACAAAGTGGGTTCCCGAACCCCGCAGGCTGTGATTTACAAAAGTGAATCGCACAAGCTTCATCAGGTATTCCCGGTAAAGAAAAACGATATCATCGTTCAGGGTCAGCCTGTAAAACTGAACACCGATGGTTCAATCTCTCCATATACCGGAGCAGAGGGCGAAATGTATATAGGTATCGCTATCGGTTACAGTCAGTACCCCGCCTATCCACCTTCGGCAGCTGGCGTAGAGGTAACGGTTATGGTCCAGGGTTACACCGTTATTCACGGTATCGCAAAAGCCACCATAGCTACTACTGGCTATGTTCAGACAGACGGTACACTGGATGACAGTGGTACATATCCTAACTACAGTCCGTCGGCTTCGAATGCCGAGACTCCTTTCCTGGCCATCAACACGGCAGGGGTGGGCGAACTGGTACGAATCCTTGCAAAATAACAAGAAAAAAAAACATTTTATAACATGGCAGAAAAAACTTTCACTCGGGACCAGTACTTAAAGGAGCTTCCCGAAATCGTAAAGAATATGGACGGCTTCCGACAGGGAAGCAACAAGAGTCTCCCGGTAGACATTCATCTGGGTGATATGCTCCAGGAGAAATACGGCATTACCAAGGAGGATTACTTCAAAGCCGTCGGGTTCAATCCCAAAGTCGACACGATGGAGAATATATACTCCATGCCGAATCCCGAACTCCGCTGGCTCGTTCCGGAGATTGTCCGTGAGGCAATCTATCTGGGTATGCGTGAAGCACCGTTCTATCCCAACATCATCGCATCCGACCAGCCTATCAACGGGCTGACCGCAATCATGCCGCTCGTCAACATGTCCGACGCTAACCCTGCACGGGTGAACGAGGCCGAGACCATTCCTCTGGGTACCGTATCCTTCGGCCAGAAGTCGGTCAACCTCTTCAAAATCGGCAAGGGTTTCAAGGTTACCGACGAGGTACGAAGCTATGTATCGATGGACGTAATGGCAATCTTCCTTCGTGACTTCGGCGTTCAGCTGGGTTATGCAATGGATGCTCTGGCTATGGATGTCCTCGTAAAGGGCAACAAGCTGGACGGTTCGGAATCGGCTCCGGTCATCGGTGTGGGAGATACCACAAAGGGTATACAGTATCGTGACCTCCTCCGGGTATGGATTCGAGCATCACGCCTCGGCCGTCAGTTCCGTACCATCATCGGCGGTGAAGAGCAGGCACTCGACCTTCTCGACCTCCCCGAGTTCAAACTGCGTTCGTCGGGTACTACCGATGCCCGCCTGAACCTGAAGACTCCGGTTCCCAACTCGGCAGACTTCTATATCCATGGTGGTACTCCGGCAGACGAGGTAATGCTCGTAGACCCGGCAGCAGCCATGATAAAGCTGACTGCAAAACAGTTGATGCTGGAGTCGGAACGTATAGTTTCGAATCAGACCGAGGCTATCTATGCTTCGCTGACGACGGGCTTCTCGAAGATGTATCAGGATGCTTCCATCCTCATCGATGCGATGAAGGATTTCGCTACCAAAGGATTCCCCGACTACATGGACGTAGACAAGTACCTGACCGGTATCATCGAGTAACACCCAACAACTCAAACCTGGGGGCGGCTTAATACCGCCCCCTTAACTAATTTAACTATGGCAAGTAAACGATATGTAAAACTGAGTCCTAAGGCAAGTATCTTCTATGACCAGGCCTCAAAGATTAAGGTTCTCTGCAAAGATGTTGTGGAATTAACCGACAAGCAGTTTAATCTGCGGGTTATCAAAGCAGCCTTGGCAAACGGATATCTCATCGAGGCCAAGGCCGAGGAATTCAAGGCACCCGGCCAGAAAGAAAGCTCACCTGCTCCCAAGAAAGAGGTTGACCTGGAAGCAGTTCGGAAGAAGTTCGATGAACTCGTGGAAGCTGAGGAAGCTCCCGAGAAAATCAAAGAACAGTTCAATACTGAAGAGCTGAAGGCTTTGGCTATCTCATTGGAGATTGAGCCGGAGGATGGTGACACTAAGCTTGACTTGGTAAATGCTATCCTCGATGAGCTGAAGGACGAAGACGACGAGTAAACTATGAAAGAGGTAGATTTTTTATCTACCGTAGTTGGACTCAATGCAAGGTTTAGGGGATTCGCTGATGAACTACCCCACGACTTTACAGTAACATGGGTATTTGGTGATGGGAAGACAGAATCACACGTTGGTGTGGTAACTGCTTCCCATCTTTATGAAGCTTCTGGTGACTACGTGGTCAAGATGACCATAACTAACAACGTCGGAGGAGTTGCATTATCCAAGACTCAGGTTATTGGGGTTAGTGAAGAGGTAAAGACCCAGTTGTCTGGCAGTATCTACGAGCTGATAGACACTTATATCCCTGAGGATATCTTCGGTAAACTTACGCTTAAAGAGAAGCAACAGTTTATTGAAAAATGGCAGCTATATATTCAGCCGCTAGTAAATCATGAAGTACCTATAGAGGAATTTAATAATGAGTTGTATTACGAAGCTCTAGAAAACCAGCTAATTATGGAATTGGCAGCCTATGATTATATGGTAGTGCAGATTTCATTGATGGTTGGTGCCACTGCAGAATCAGTTAAAGAGAGTAACTCATCCTCTACATCTGAATCCGAGTCTTCAGAGTCAAGCCGGGGTTCAGGTGAGGTTAAGCGAATACAAACAGGTCCAACTGAGGTAGAATTCTTCAACGATACTGACTCTGAATCTAAAACCTCATCAAATGTCATAAAAGCAATGCAACCAGGTGGAGTTATTGATATACTTAAACAAAATCTGTGTATGCTTGCTGAAAGACTTTCCATCTATCTACCCATTTGCCGAACAGTGAAGAAGGTAGTAGTTCCAAAAGTAGTCAACCACCGGAGGCCAGGACCATTAGATGGCCCAGACCCAGGCTTCCCTGTAAAGAGATAGGGTATGGCACGGAGGAAAAGGATTACAAAAGGAGTATGGGACCGATACAAGGCCATTGTAAATGACTTTGTTGAAGTGGATGCAGGTAAACAACCTCTAATCTGGTTAAAGAGATTTGACCAGATTCTGTCTTACGGTGAAGATACTGGTAATAACTACGAACCGTATTTTCTGGACGGATTAATTCAGTATAACTACATAAGAACTTGGCCTTCATTAAAAGAGACTGTTTCAGGTGAACTGGACGGTATCAACATTGTGTTATATGTAACTAAGAGGTCACTTGAAGAGAATGGTCATTTAACCAAAGAGGGTTATTGGAACTTTGACTGGGCACAGGACAAGTTCGTAATCAATGGTAAGGTCTATTCTCCCACAGGTGATACTCAAGTAGCTCAAGCACATGATGAAGCTTTGCTCTTTTTTGTAGTACTGAAGAGAGAAACTCCAGAAGAAACAAAAAAGATACTCTCTTACATGGAGAATATCGATAGGTATGTAGAATTGACCAAGTATATCCTTCAACTAAGCGAAATTAATTCTTATGAGGATGAAACTACCGTAAAGACCAATACTACATTTAAGGTAAGACCCAAATAAATAAAAAATGGCTGAAGTAAAACAAAACGGCATTGTTGTCAATCCTTCATCTGGTTCAGGTGATACCACTTTACAGGTAAAAGCTGAAGTTGCCGATCGTGGCAATCGTGTAGCCCAAAGTGCTACATTTGAGGTAGAGGGTATAGGAGTAGCTGAGAAGAAACAGTTTGTTGCTAACCACCTTCCTGCAGCTGAGTTTATCCAGTTCGATAATACCCGTCCTGCAGTAGATAAAGAAGGCGGTACGATAACTTTAACTGGTAAGTCCAATACTTCAAAAATAACCTTTAGCAAAGGTATTGGTGATATTATTGCTGCCGATATAGCTGCAATACAGTTCCAAGCTAATGGTTCAAGTGCCACTTCAGGTACTGCAATTAGTGGTGACCCAGGTGCAAAAGCTAAGTATGTATTCATTCTTACACTGAATGCTGCAGCTAACGAAACCATTGAAGCTCGTAAACAGCAGATTATTGCTACGGCCAGTGGTGGTCAGAAGGCAACAACTACTCTTAACCAGACTGCAGGTGACCCCTTCATCGAAGTTACTCCGACTACAATCGATGTGCCTCAGGATGGCTCGGCAGTTCAGGTCACTGTGGACACCAACACTACATTTACGGTTACTCCAAAGGCATAGGGCTAAGGAGTCTTGGTATAGATGGGTGGGATATCCCATCTATATCGCTAAATTTAATAACTAACGTATGGCAAAAGTTACTATACCTTGGGATGACGGCTCTGGTGATAATTTTTATATAGATTATACCGGAATAGGAGGAAGTTCTGAATCCCTAATAACTTCAGACACTAATCTTACTGGAGTAGAGAGAAGGAAGACTTTGGTATTTAGGACTACAACTGATACAGTAGCAACTGCTCAACAGGCTGAAGCCTATCTTACAGTAGTTCAGATGACTGATAGTCTAATTGTAGCTACATTCTATAATATCGTATCTCTTTATGACGATGTTAAAGCTGGGTATAGGCAACAGAATGCAAAATAAAAGTAAAACATTAAGATATCATGGCAGAATTTCATGAGATAGGTAGTTCTCAGTTTACTGATGTAACTCCAACAGGTAAAGAGAAAATTCAGATATCGGCTAGTCAAAGGACTACACTGCAGAATATAGCCAACCTTTTCAAAGGTAAGGCTGACATTAATAGTTTAGTAATAACTGATTTTAATGATTCAGCCCCCTTTTCTGATGGTACTCAAAATACTAAGGTAAAGTTCTTCGTGGCTGATGCTGCTACTGTAGTAAATGGACCATCTAATACAGGTATAACTTCTGGTAATTATTATGGTATAGCCATAGCCACGGGTTTAATGCCTACTATAGGACGAGTAGAATATTTACTATGGGTACAAGGCAAGAAAACCTTATTCCGTGGGTATAAAGTGTATATATCTGGTAAAGTAAGTGCCGGTTCTGGTTGGGAAGAGGTAAGCGGTGGTGGAAGTCTTTCTGACCTAAGGATATCTAGTTGGTCAGATATCATTAGGTATGGTGATGTCCAAGACCCTTATATCCAAAACGGTGATACTCTAGTAGATGCTCTAAGGAAGTTACAATGGATGACAGGTAATAATACTGTTAAAACCCTTGGAGATTCTTCTGGAATAGGTATGATGTGGTGGAACGGTGATACTCAGAATGACTTATTTACTGCATTCTATCTCATGATAGAAACTCGTGAGATATATTTCCTATTCGAGGCTACTTTTAGCGATTTAGGTGACCATGCTACAGAAAACCAAATCATTAGATACATTATAAAAGAGGGTAATGCGGTATATATAGGTACAACCAGTTTGATAGAGTATACATCTGGTACAAATGTAGTTAGGAATCTAAGAGGTAAAGAGTCTCTTTGGTATACTGGTTCAAGTAATCCCACACTGACCCTACTAGAACATACTTTCAATAACCTAGCCCCAACAGCTTCACTTATATGTGCATATAATGTAACTCCTACATTTAGTAAACAAAATAGTACAAGTGTGATACACATGCACCAGAATGCAGCCGATGTAGCACCTACCTCCGGTTATAAGGTGTACACCATACTCTGCCAAGTAGTGGGAAGTGTAAAACATTTCTTTATAAATGTGGCTCCATACAACTAAAACTATAAACCATGAACATTACAAAACTTGGATGGCTATACATTTCCTTGGCCATAGCTTCAGTAATTATCTTCTCCTGCATTTGGAGATGGTTGGACAATGGGTTGGTAGCTTTCTTGCTCATCTTATACCCGATAGTGTATTTCATTACCGGTTATTTTGTTCACTATCTCAAAGTAAAGGCATCTCTTAAGAAAGAATAGGCAATGTCCAGTATCTTAAAAGAACACCAACATAAAACTAAGTTTGGTAAGTTCCTGCATATTCTTGGGCATATCATTTTGTATATTTGGCAATTACCTCAAAACCTTGCCGGACTCGGTTATAAAATAATCCTACGGGGTGAGAAAAGAATCCTAAAACAAAGGAGTACTGCTTTCTATGTGGCTCCAACAATGAATGGAGGAGTAAGTTTAGGAAACTATATCTTCCTATCAGAGAAGTCAGGATTAAGAGAACCAGTATATAATCACGAGTTTGGTCATTGTATTCAATCTCGAATTCTTGGTCCATTATACTTACCAATCGTGGGCTTATGTAGTGGATTACATTGTATGCTACACAAACGTACTAATAACTACTACGATTTTTGGACAGAGAAGTGGGCAAATAAACTCGGAGGAATAGAAGGTTATGCTGGCGAGTACCACTATCACAAAGATGGTATTATCAGGACTGTTTACGATGAACTGAAGGCTTTTTACAATAAATACTTCTAACAAATGGCAAGGAAGGTAAATATCACACTTCCCAAAGTATCTGACCTTGTACTTCAGGTAAAGCTAAACGGTGAATGGCAAAAGGTAGAATCTTTAGTCAGTAACCTTGGGCCAAGTATGCAGAGGGGATATGATAAAGCTGTGAGTCAATTCTCACGTAACCTCCTTGCAATCGTAAAGAAGTCATTAACTTTGGGTATACCGCCGATGGGTGGTGGAGTAACTTGGCAACCATTATCTCCAGCTACCATTGAAAGGTGGGGACAACATCCTATTTATAACCTGACTGGTCTCTATTCGAGGTCAGTTGGGTTATATAGGTATAAATCGAGGGTTCTAATAGGATTACCAATCGGAACCAGACGCTCTTCTCAGAAGAAGCTAACACTAAACCAACTAGCCATGATGTTGGAATTCGGTTCCAGCGATGGTAGGATTCCACCCCGGCCCGTATGGGCACCATCTCTTAAAGCCGCTGGTGGTAAGAATAAGCTCAAGCAACTTATCCTAACGGAGATACGTAAAGAACTTCAAAAGTATGGTGTAAGACCCAATCAAGTAAAATGGTAAATTCTCAGGAAATTATAGAGAGGTCCATATACGTGGCTATATTAAATATGGCTATCAAGTTGGGCTACACTATAAATCCAGAAGACTATCTTCCAACCAGTGCAGCAAATGCTGAACGGTTTAAAGAAGACCTGAAAAAGATCACTGACGAAAAGGGTTTCTACGTCAGTATATTCGGAGTGGGTAACAATCACTCAAAAGGTATAAAAGAAACCCCCCGTATCGTGGTTGATTCCGAAGGATTCTATCCTGGAGATATTGGACTACCGAGACAGATAATAGAGAAAGAAGAGGGCATAGGTTACACTGCAACTGAAGTACCTTATGAAACCCTATCACAATACATGAACATAAGACTGTGTGCTCATTCTGCAGAACACATGAGACTGTTGCATCAGATTATGTTCTGGTCAGTTCCTCAAAGAGGCTACCTAAAACCATACGAAGAACCCAAATTTCTATTCACAGGAAATATATTCCTCCGGATAGTTAATTTTTATAACATGCCGGATTTGGATAATGGGTTGATGGAAAAGGTATACCAATTTGAAGTACAGGATTGCCTCTTAGATGGTAACACTCCTCCAGAGGTAATTACTCCAATAAGAGATATTTCCGTGCTTCTAGAAAATGCCGATTACACTCTGAAGGTTCCCCAAGGAGCCTGACCCACCTATACCTCCAATCGACCCTGGTTCTTACTTGAGGGTACGTGGAGGTGGATTCTTTTTTACTATCATAACCTTAATCAATAATTATATGCCACAGACTCCAAGAGTAAGGTTCAATTTTAAGGACCTGAATGTACAATCAAGTGTACCTCTGTTGGGTGTAATCAATGTAGTAGCCCGTACTACTAAGGGTCCATTCGAAGACCCGAAGGACTTGATTGCAACTCCCTCACAGTTCACTCGCATCTTCGGTTCGGAAATAGTTCCGGATGGTTCGGTATCAAACATCATGAAAGCCCTGGAAATGGGTGCAAAAGTCCGGGTATCACGAGTAGCTGGAGTTGGGGCTACTTATGGTTGGGCAAAGCCTATGTCGGTAACACCGGCTTCTTCTCAGGCAGTTCCCTCGGTATCGGTACCAGACGGTTCTTCGGTTATTTCCATTACTATTTCCGACCCGAGTGGGGCTGAGAACAGTCTCTCTATGCACATGGCCATACGTACTCGAGAGGCTGGTTCTCCGGTATTGGATGATACGGGAGTTAATCTCAATCGTCCTTTTTACCTGAAGCTGAATGTATCCACGGAACCAACACTCCGTGCAAGCATCATTCAGTATGGTGGCCGGGATGATATTACCAATATTCCGACGTACGACAGCATGCTCAACGAAATGCTGTTCTTCTCGGCAGTATCTGAAAACACTTCCGAGGGAGTAACCAATCCCTCTATAAATGTGAATACTCTGCAGAACTTCCTGGATAATGCTCCCAACATCACTTTTGAGGCAATCCAGGGTAAGGCAGGCGATGGTCAGGGTACCATGGCAAATCTGGCAACCGGTATTCAGACCATGGAAGATATCATATCCATTCTTCGTCAGTTCTCCAACTGGAACTCGATGATTACTGTGGGTAAGATAACGGAAGGTACCGTGGATGCCGAGGAAATTTCCGATACCAACATATACATGCAGTGTACTGAGGGTAATGCAGGGGCTACTCCTACGGCAGACGAATGGCTCTCGGCATATCAGGCAAGCAAGGCCTACTACGAGGCATATTCGGTAATCCTTTCTCACATACATCAGCATCTGCCTACGGATTATACCAAGGTATATACCTCTGTAGCTGCCGATGTACACAACATCTTCGAACAGATGTTGTATGTGGAAGTGCCTAAGTATGCTCCTGACACTCGTACCCCAGCAACTCCCGAAGAGACCCTTTCGGCACTGAAGACTCTGGTACAGACCATTGGTGCCAAGAAAGAAGTGGCATATTTCGGAGGTGGTATCAAGTATTACAACGAGAATGGCTCTCTCCAGAAATGCGATGTGCTGGGTTCGGTAGTGGGACTCGATGCCATCTGCGCTTCTACCTACGGTCCCTGGTATTCGTTCTCCGGTATGAACCGGGGTGTAATCGTATCGGCACTCGGTCCGGTGATGAAGAACTTGGGAGGACCTGCTGAAGTGGATACTCTTAACGAGTTCGCTCAGTGGTACATGAACCTGTTCGTAATAAAGAACACCAGGACCCAGGGTCAGCGCACTATGCTCTGGCATGGTTTCACTTCGAACCCAGTAGACGATTTGGAGAAATTCATCTCCATAGTTCGTCTCAATCTCTATCTGAAGAAAAACCTCCGGCCGATTTTAGAGAGCTACATCGAAGAGCCCAATACCTTCGATACGTGGAAACTCATTTATCACGAAGCAAAAGAAATTCTGGATGACCTGCAGACCCGCAATGCCATCACTTCCTATGAGTGGATAGGTGACCAGGATGCCCAGAGTTACGAAGAGCTTCAGATAAACAATGAGGCCGACGTTCGCCAGGGTAAATATCGGGCTCAGCTGAAGTATAAGGAGGTTGTTCCAATGCAGGATATCGAAATGGATGTTATCATCGACATTGCTGTAAACAAGAGCACCGGTGAAGTATCCATCTCTGCCCAGAATAACTAACAAATAAATACGATAAATACTATGGCAGGAGCTAAAGTAAAAAACCCGAGGAAGAAGTTCTTATGGCAAATAATATTTGTCAAGCACCCCATCAACCCCTTCCTCTTTCAGAAGGTAACTGTACCTGAGATAAGTATCGAACAGGTTGCACACGGGGATGTAAACTACGACGTAAAGACCGGTGGCAGGGTATCAGTTGGTAACTTAACTGCATCTAAGCTGGAGACAACTTCTGGTTCAGATACCTGGTTATGGGATTGGCTGATGTCAGTACAGGATATGCTGCTCGGGGGAGGTTTAACCCCAAGTCAGTACAAGGAAACCGTACTTATCAATGAGCTGGCCGAGGATGGAGTATCTATCCTTAATTCCTGGACTTGTACCGGAGTATGGCCTTGCAAGGTAAACGGACAGGACTTAGACCGAATGAGTTCGGACAACACTCTGGAGGATTTGGAGTTCTCAGTAGACACCTGCGAGAAGCTGTAATAGTGAATCACCAAGGGAGAGCTCAGCAATGAACTCTCCCTTTTTCGTATCCAAGACTATATTCAGAAGAATACACTTAACAACTCAACAACATGGAAGACAAAACACTTTATGGTAAGAAACTTACCTTCAAACTCCCCAGTGGTTACGAGGTAACTATAAGGGAACAGAATGGAGAGGATGATGATATCCTTTCTAATCCGGTAGATGCCAAAACCTTCATGAACATATCAAAGTTCATTGCAGGCATTGTAACTGATACTGATATAACAGCAACTCGATTGCTTACCCCCGAAGATGTGCAGAAAATGCCCTCACTCGACAGGTATGCAATCATGGTAAATTCCAGGGTGTTTTCTCTTGGGGAAATACTTGACTTCAGGTATGCTTGGGATGGTCCAGCCGATGGTCAAGTTCGTGAAGTAGATTATGAAATAAACCTTCAGGAAGAGTTCCTTTTCGACTACGGTGTAGTTCCAACTATGGAAGAGATGGAAGCAAAACCTAACGCTATCCCATTCTACCCAGTACCTAAACAAACCTCGGAAATACAGTTCACTACTAAAAGTGGGAAAGAGATGTGCTTCGACCTCCTCAATGCCCGCGGGGAAGCCTACGTCTTAAATCTCCCCGCAAGTGAACGTACCAAAAATCAGGAGTTAGTCGCTCGTAATCTCAAACTGAGGGTTGGTGACAACTATGAACCCGTGAAGAACTTCCGGATGTTCAGCCCAAAAGATATGATGGACATAAGGTCTGCTATCAAAGGGTTTGACCCCCTATTCCACGGTACTACTCAAATCGAAGACCCCGAAACGGGACAGAAGATTATGGTACCAGTGATGGCGGTAGATAATTTTTTCTACCCACGGGAGAACTAGAAGATGTATATCTATACATTGTTAAAGCTAATATTAGTATTGACTTTAACACTCTAGCAAAGCTCCCCTGGCGGCGAAGGAAGAAATTTATAGAAGCCGCCGAAGCATATTACAATGCCCTTGAGAAAGAGCTGCCCAAAGGAAAGTAGGGCAGCTCTCTTTTGTTCGATAAATCTGAAACTATATGGCTTTTACAAGTGGTAGTCCTTCTGCAGGACAACTCGAGATAGGTGTGGCTCTTGTCCTTCAAGATAGGTTTTCAAACCAAGCAAGGGAAGCTAGCTCAGTTATCAGAGGTTTACATAGGGATGCTAAAAATGCTGTACAGGCTAACTTAACCGCAGTTCAGTCGTACGCTAATATAGCCAGTGGTGTGGCCAGTTCGATAGTATCAACATTAACCACTACTATCGAAACCGGAGCTGATTTCATAGACATGATGACTTCAGTGGGAGTTATATCTGGAGCTACCGAAAATCAAATGTCTGGGTTATCCGAAACTGCCCAAACATTAGGTTTAAGGACCATGTTCATGTCAAGGGATATAGCTTCAGGTATGAAATACTTGGCAATGGCAGGTAATGATGCAAACCAGATTCAGCAAATGATATCTGGTGCAGCCATGATGGCTAATGCCACGGGCATGGAGTTGGGAGGTAAAGGAGGCACAGCTGACTTACTGACCAATATTATGAGGACCTTCAAATTAGAGGGTCAAAATGCAGCTAATGTAGTTGGAGACCAGCTTACTAAGGCGGCTATGTCATCAAATGTATCCATGGCAGACTTAGCTGAATCTATAAAATACTCAGCTGCATCCATGGTAACTCTGAGACAGCAGTTACCACAAGTAGCTGCCATGATAGGTACTCTGGGTAATGCAGGTATTCAGGGTTCTATGGCAGGTACTTCTATAAGAAACATGGCAGACTACTTGACTCAGTCATTAACCAACCCTAACTTCAAGGGAGCTAAGGCTTTAGCCAAGTTAGGACTGGGAAAACAGGATTTTGTAGATGCTAACGGAGACCTTCAGGATTTTGCAGTAATTCTGGAGAAGATTGGTGAAGCTACTCAAGGTTTATCAACTGTAGACCAGAATGCCGTATTCAAGAGTATCTTCGGTGTACGTGGTATGCGTGCTGCAGTTGCAATCATGCGTGATACTGAAAGTTACTTTGACCTGTTAAATAAGATACAAAACAATTCTGCGGGATTTGCTGAAGAGGTAGTAGGGAAACGAATGGAAACCCTTGCAGGTAAAATTGATATTATCCAATCTGCTGCCGAGAACCTTATGACTACTTTCAGTGAAGCCCTGGGTAAGAATCCTATTATAATGGGATTTCTGGATATGCTCGGTTGGGCCATATCTCAGCTTCGTGACCTAATGGCAACTCCATTTGGTCCATGGATAGCGGGATTTGCTGCTATAGCTGCAGTTGGTTTAAAGATAGGTTCTATTTGGATGGGACTGAGAGCACGTTGGTTATTACTGAATGGTGACTCTCAAGTATCCTTCAAAACCATGATAAGGTTAATGATGGGCGGCTGGTCTCAAGCCACTATGTCTGCTCAGGGTTACTTAAACATGGAAAGAGCCATCATAGCTCAAAGGAAGGCTGGTATCGGAGCAAGTGCGGCTACCGTTGCGGGTATGGCTGGATTACCCGGTTATTTCTATAATGGTAATATTCCAGCAAAAATGGGAGCCAATGGTAGATACTATGCCCAAACTGGTAGAGGAGCTTCTGGATGGACTCCAGTACCTGCTGCAATGGTTACTACTACTAATGCGGGTCAGATGACTCGGGGTTTAATGGGTACCGCTGCAGGGGCAGCAGCAGGTGCGGCATCCCGAGGAGCTTTGGCTTCTGTGGGTAGAGGCATACTGGGATTTGGTTCTAGATTACTCGGGTTATTCGGAGGTCCACTTGGGTTAGCTATTACTGGTATATCCATATTTGGGCCCATGATATACAGTGCTATTAAAGGTAACAAGTCTGCTCAAGATGAAAATACCAGGGCTACAAATGACCTGGCATCTGCTATCAAAGCCAGCCGAGAGGGTTATAAACAAAAGGATAATCTCCAAATGTTAACTATCCAAGAGATACGGTGGTTAGTACAGATGCTCGGAGTTTATACTGATAAGCTCAACAATCGGGAAAATAGAGGTACTCACTTAACTATCAATATGGATGGTAAGAAGTTCCTGGAAGAGTACCTTGGTGAAAGAGATTCAGAGATAAATGTAGCTGCTGGAGTAAACTAATAAATCATGGCATCGCTCATAGGAAAACCTTTAGGAAAAGTAGCTCAAGAAGTAGTTGACCTTGAGCAAGGGAGGATATTCCAATCTCCTCTCAATAAAGTATGGAGAGCCCTGATACTCATAAACAGGGCTACTTCTCCAATGGCTAAGGCAGAACCCAATAAGATGGGTAAAGCCTATGACGCAAAGAATCTGCATGTAGCCCGAAAGGGTTCGTTCTCTTTAGCTCAGGCTCAGGACCCTTGGACTCAGAATCGTATAGCTGCTGAAACAGCTGGGGTTTCTCCTGAACAGATTTTGAAGGCTAAGTCCATAGATTATACTGTAGCAAACAAGTTGACTTCTGAACTGATAAAGAACGACATTGTTATTGCTAACCTGAATGTATCACCCGCTGTAAGTTTAGTGATTCAAAACAGGCCTGACAGATTACGAGTAGAACCTAATGCTACTTGGGCTGCAGTTAAATCCATGGGACGTAATAACCCCTTTTATTTCTACACTGGAGGAGAAGATACAATAACATTCGACATCTCTTGGTATTCAGTAGATGCTGAACACAGAGACGATGTGGTGAATAAATGTAGATTGCTCGAATCCTGGGCAAGAGCTGACGGTTATTCTGCATCACCCCCTACCCTAAGAATTCAGTGGGGTAATTCTGGATTATTTGAAGACGACCTTTTCATACTAGCTTCAGCTCCATATGAATTAACTCATTTTCAAAATGCAGCTCGTATGAGGAAAAGGTATGATAATGACCCAGAGACTGGTCAGAGGATTGCAAGTACTGTAAGTCAACCTTTTGACCTTAAGCTACTACCTAATTGTGCAACCCAAACACTCACCTTCAAAAGGGTAACTAAAAACAATCGGACTTGGGAAGAAATAATCCCTGCTAGTAAGTTGCAGTATACGCCTGGAGTAATCTATGATGGTGGGGAAGTAAATTCTCTAGAAAACTCCGATACGGAGAGAGTAGGCACACAAAATTAAATACTTATGGTTACTATCCCAGGAACAAGTCCCTATGAGGACAGTTATGTAATAAAGTTCCCAGACGGGGATGTATCTTTGGAAAGGAATATATCTGCAATATCTTCAGACCATATAATTCATTCGGTACTTGAAGGAGAAACAATCCAAAACATCGCCTTCAAATACTATGGAGATTCTGGAATGTGGGGAGTAATTGCGGATGCCAATGATATTCTCAATCCTTTCGAAGATGTTCATGAGGATATGGAGTTAATCATACCGAATTATGGAGGATAGTAAACCCATTCTCGTAAACGGTAATGGTACTCCATACCTTGCCATATTCGATGGAGCTGGCTCTCCTATTATGGACGAGTTCAATGGCATTCCCATCGGTATGGAAGTCGAGAACTTCAACTACAAGTACACAGAAGGTAAAGGAGACAAAGGTAAGTTTACTATAGTAACTGACTTTGTAGGAATAGTGGACCATCCCTCTTTACAATTCAAGATGCCCTTGAAGATACAGTGGGGATGGATATTCAGTGACAGCTCTTTCAAATCCGGTCCTGTAAGATTGGTCAACATAAAGAGTCATCAGATAGAGTTTACACCAGAGGGAGTAAAGTTTACCATAGAATTTGCTGATGCAAAGATGTTCTTGGAAGCCGAACCTTCAAAATTTGTGGGTAATAAAACCGAGTACTTGGAGGTATTCAAGGAATTAGCCTTGGGTAAGATGCCTTTAATTGTAACGGATTACTCTCAGAAAGCTGGTACAGCTCTGGTAATAACCGATAATCAACCATGTGATGGCAAAACAGAGCAAAGAGAAAAGTAAGCCTTGCTTACCTTGTTATACAAAAATACAAAACTCTGAGGAGATAGATGATGGGTTAGTAGGAGTAAAAATACTTGAATTGACTCCAGAGAACCTTTCTAAACCTGCTCAGGACCCTGATAGATATAAGTTAAAGATGATACCGGCCACATTTGCAGAAGGTACTGTAATTGCAGGTTCGGCTACATTCTTAAACAAATACTCTCAGTTAGTGGGTATAGTTAAGGCTATGCCAGGAGGTCCTAACTTTGTAGACACTCGTGATAACAAGATAGAGATACACAATGGAAAGCAGTCAGGTAAAACGGTATTTGCATATACCTATGCTGGTGGAACTGGAGAACTGTTAGAGTTCAGGGTTCAAACTAAATACGTACAAAGTATAGAAGCTGGTAAAGCTTCAAGTATAGACCCTGATACTAAAACTGTGGAAACAGAGGTAGTTCAATGTATACCTACCAACGATGACCCATGTAAGCCGGATGCTTATGTTAGAAGGAATAAGCCTGAGATACTTATGGAGCCAAGAGATGTTACTCGTATGGCAAAGTTCGAAAGGGCTATAATACCAAGTACCTCTACATGTCGTCAGGTAAACAATTCTTCTAAAAAGCCTCCAGTATATAACTCTGTAACTGATGCTAAACAGAAGATAGCTTCAAATCCCTCATTAACTGAGGATGAAGTTAAAGCTTACAATTCTCAGATAGAAGCCGAGTGGAAAAAGTATCAAGATGGACTTAAGGGGTTCGAAGATGCAATACGTTCAGGTAAAACTGATGTAAGTCTTCCACCACCACCAGATGAGGTATCTAACTTTGTCATTCGGAGAAAGGTGTTGGTAAAGCTGAATCCCATAGATTATGCTCCTAACAGTAGCACAGCTCAGTGGCAAAATCGATGGAGACAAGGTTACAATGCTTTGAAGAAGAGAACCGATGTAAGCTTGGTCATCCAGGGGTCTTCTCAGGAGAGACCTTACGGAGATTATCCTTATGACCATCCCGGTTCAGACCGTTCTAAGGTATTAGCCGAAATGGAATTAGAAATACAAGTACCAGGTGTACGAGTAGTAGCTGACCCTTTATTCACAACCATGGGAAGCTTCATGTCTAATGACATCATCGAATCGGTGAATAGTCAAATTAAAGCAAAAGCCAAGTTCGTTGGTAACCCCGATATGAAGTCTTCTCAAATCATTGAGATAAAGAATGTCGGTAAAAAGTACTCTGGTGACTGGTATGCAAAAGAGGTTGAACATAGCTTTGATACCGGGGGATATTTCACTGAGGTTACTTTTGAGAAGAAGTCACGTAACTCTATACTGAATCGAATATCTACTTCTGTCAATACTCAGGAAGTATTCCAAAAAGCTCATGACATAGCTGAAGAGTCTTATACTACGGGTGCTTGGAAAATACCAAGTAAGATTAAGGCTGAGGTGGCTAGATACCGAGCTTCAACTTGGACAGAAGAGGACAAGGAGAATCCTCAAAGAGCTGGTCGTCAAATTGTGGTACGTCAGAACCCCGACAACCCTGCTGATTATAAAGTAGAGGTAGATTCAAGAATTGACTTTCAAGTAGGTAGGAACATAAGCCCAAGAGAATAATGACCTTATACGAAATAATTCAACAAAGAGGTATAGAGGCCATTGGAAGATTCTATTCTACCTATCGAGGTATAGTAATAACTTCTAATGACCCTGACTCTCAAAACAAGGTATGTGTACATCTCCCGAGTATACTAAGAGGTGTAGAAGTATGGGCCTATCCTAAGCATCAACAAGGAGGTCCTGGTTCTGGATTCAAATGGTTATCTCCTCGTGAAGGTTCTATAGTATATGTAGAATTTGAAAATGGAGACCCAAGACACCCCCTCTGGTCTTATCATGGCTGGGCAATCGGAGAGATGCCTCCTGACTTAGACAAACCCCATGTACTTGGGTTTATTACACCCAAAGGCAATAGGATTATACTGGATGAAAGTGAATCGGGAGTATTAACTGCAATAATCCAACAAGATATAATTGTTAAGTCTCTAGACGGTAACATAAACGTCGATGCGAATAACATTATAATGCAGGGGGGAGAAGTTGGTATTCCTGAATCCAATTCGGTAGTAGGGAGGTTAAATAAAATTGAGCAAGACCTAAATAAAATAAAGCAGACATTTACTAACTGGGTACCTAAACCTCAGGACGGTGGTGGTGCTTTGAAGACTGCTGCTGCATCTTGGGCTGGTTCTAAATTGGAAGAGACCAAGGTGGAGGATATTGAAAGTGAAACAATTAAACAACCTAACTAATGGCAAACTATAATCAACTCAACACTATTGGTAGTGGTGCCTATTTCCCGATAAAGCTTGAACAAGCCCTCGGGAGTGATGGGAAACCAGAATCAGTACAGCTGCCAGATGGAAGAGTAGTACCAAAGATAGGGTGGTATATACTCCGAGGGGATGTTGCTTTAATAAAGCAGAATCTCACAGCTATCCTAACCTATCAGATAGGCCAAAGGTTCAGGCAAGAGGACTTTGGTTCTCGAACTTGGGAATGTTTGGAAGAACCTAACACCAGTGCTCTCAATCTCATGATTAAAAATTTCGTGAAGGATGGCATAGCAGCTTGGGAACCTCGGATAACTGCATTAAAGGTATTCGCTCTGAAACCCACCAAGGAATCTATAAGACTCTTGATATATTTCAAGGTACAGAACTCTCAAAGGGTAGAAGAGTTAAACTTTCAGTATAACTTAAATAACTCTACAACAAATGTCTACTAGCAACCCTTGGCTCACCCCTTTTCAGAGGTCATATAATGACATAAAAGCCAAACTGATTCAATCTCTGAATGAAAGGGTTCCAGAGATAACGGATATGAGTGAAGGTAATATCTTCATCCTTACACTCTCAATATTTGCAGGTATTGCCGAGGTAATACATTACTACATCGACGGTATGGCAAGGGAAGCTTTCCTCCCAACTTGTCGAAGGTATTCATCTCTGTACAAACATGCTAAGCTGGTGGATTATCATATAAAATCAGCCATCCCCTCTTCAGTAGACTTAACTGTTTACATGCAAGATGGAAGTCCTTTCCCTGTAGATATACAAGTACCGCAGAACACCATTTTTAATTCAAAGGATGGTAAACAGTGGATAAATACTCGTAATGTAACTATCAAAAGGGGTACTTATACTTATAAAGTACCAGTAGCTCAAAAGGAGGCTGTGGAGGAAGTAGAACTGGGTACTTATACTTCTCATGACATTATCATAACCTTGGGAGATTTGCCCATGGATAAGAAGTATGTAGAAGGTTCTATGGTACTTACTATTGGTGGAGAAGCTTGGACCTTGGTGAATACTTTTGCTTATTCAGGTTCTGGTGATAAGGTGTACAAGGTAGAACTTGATACTACTCTCACTCCGTACCTGGTATTTGGTGATGGTCAGTTTGGTAGGAAACCAACCATAGGTTCACTCATCAAGGGGCAGTACTATCTTACGTATGGTGCAAACGGTAATATACCGGCAAACCAATTCGACAAAGTTCCAGATGTAATGACCGATGTAACTTCTGGCCTTACTCTAACCAATACTATAGCTGCTACCGGGGGCTCTGACTATGAGGATTTTGATACCCTCAAAGAGCATATACCATTAAGTATTAAGACTCTGGGAGTGGCCATCACCAAAGAAGATTATGAGGCCATAGCCATGTTAATAGATGGAGTAGATAAAGCTTACTGTAACTACATCTGTGGAAAATATGTAGAAGTATATATCACTCCAGATGGTGGTTCAGAAGCAAGCACCGAGCTTATTAACAATGTAAAGCAAAGGATGGAATTTTCTAAGGTGTTAACCACTCGAGTAAGTGTGTATTCTACACATGCAGCCAAGATTTACCTTTCGGCTGAAATTACTGGTAGGAAGTCTTTCAAATCCATAGATATAAGCAACCAGGTAAAGAAAGCATTGTTGGACGCTTATAACTATCAGAACTCTGATATCAATAAACCGGTAAGACAGTCTGACTTGTATGCTCTCATGGATAATCAGCCCATGGTTGATTTCCTTACCATAACCGAGCTGTACTTACTGCCGTACCCGATAGCCATAAATATCAACTCTCAGAATACGGAAGAGATAGTATTAGTGCCCGCACTGAATATCACCTACTTCAAGATGATATCATTTACAGCCTCTACTCCGGAATTTGATTTTGAGAATTGTTACATACAGACCGTAATAGAAAACGGCAATGCCTTCTACAAGGTGTATGCTAACAAGGACTTGTCGGGTAATGCTCTATACTCTGGTCAATATGGTAAACCTCTCGAGGTAACTCTGACCAAGTCAAAGTTCAGCCTTACAATCAACTTACCGGTTGAAAATGCAAACTACGAAAACGGAACAGTATATCAATTAACCACCCAACCGATGGGAAGCAACGGCAGATTGATAGACCTGATTCCTCACAACTACAATATCCCCACTATCAGTTCGGATAACATAACACTCATAATCAATGAAGTGGTTTAATCCAGCGAAGACATTCTTCAGGGATTACATCTTCAGTAACCTTTTCGACCATTACTATAAATCCAATGATACCTACCAGGATTCAGAAGGCAAAGGTATATTCGAAAGGTTCATAGATGTATGTTCGGGTTATTTCGATACTGAGGTAATGCCCGATATAGATAATTTCATGAAATGTTTGGATGTGGATAAAGCTAATCCTATATTCCTGAACTATCTATGGGAATACTTTGGGTTCATACCGTATGCCTATGGCGTATTAACTAAGGGAGAACCTTATACAGAGAAGAATCTAGAGAATTGGGTAAAAGAGGACAGGGGTTTTCCCACTGCTGATTACCGGTTAGTTCTAAGATACGCCATATCTTTGTACAAGATAAGAGGTACTCGACGGTTTTATGAAATATTAGGCCGTTTTTACGGAGTGACATTTACTCTAACTGAAGTAGATGAAAGTACCAAAGCCTCAATAGCTCAAGCTATAGGTGATGGTTCTGTAAACTATGATACTATCTCTCACTTCGATACTTCTTCAGTTACTTATGATACCGGGACAGATTGTTGGGAATGTGTCCCAATGATTCTCACTATTGGTATACCAAAGGGTCAGTGGGACTTTATGGTAATGAAAGACCATGAGATTCAAGAACAACTATTGGAAGAGTGGAAGCTGATGAATCCCGATGCAACCGAAGAAGAGATAAAGGCTGAAAGGGAACAAATACAATCAGAACATCCATCCGACTATAGTGATAAGGTAAGAGAGACTCTGGTAAATATTGTCAACAAGTACCTACCCGTAAATGTAAAATATTTTGAACCCGAGGACAGTTCTGTTGTATTTGAACAAACTACTGCCGTAATCTATATTGTATATGCTTAACCTCCCTCTAATAACTCTACTATCTTCTTTTGCTCAAGAAGACCCCAAACTTGACCATGTAGTTCAATCTCTAACTAAATCTTCGATTGAACTGGCTGAAGCTGCCTCTAATTATGGGGCACTCAAAGTGATATTCGGTATATTCATGGTAATGGTTTTAGTGATGGTAGTAATGTTTATATATACCATCTGGAACCTAAATAAAAAGGTAACCGTGGTATCAGAATCATCACAACAGGTAAAGGAATTCTTTGATGGAGCTGCTGACTCTACCATAGGTATAACTGAAGCTCAGATACTGATACGTAGGGAATTCAATTGCTTGGGGCACATCCTGAAGTATGCGATACTGCGAATCAGATTTGAGAATCATATAGACAACAAAGAGTCAACTGTAAAGAAGGTAGAGAGCTTGGTGAATAATGAGTATTCCGAACTATGTGGATTACTATCAAACTTCACCTGTAATGGAAAATCTCTGGTAAATATCTTTGAGCCTCAAGATAACGAGGCAATTAAAGATATGGTAATAGAACAGATATATATACCGAAGGACCAATTCACAATATCCAATATGGACCAATCAGTGGGTATGTATCTAAATGGATTAAAGTTAATGTATCTTAAAAAACTATAACATGGCACGAAGATTATTGCCCATCATTGACTTTGCTCATGGGTCAGATGTGGCCGGGAAACAATCTCCAGACGGTAGACACAAGGAATACCTGTGGAGTAGGAAAGTAGGTAAAATGTTAGCTGAAAGTCTCAAACATGAGGGTTTTGAAGTAGCATTCACCAATACCAAAGACACCGAAATCGGGTTGTCTAGAAGAAAAGAGATTGCAAATAATTTAGATACTCCTCGAGGGGGAACTAAATTTCTGCTCTCACTTCATAACAATGCCGCAGGCATGGGAAATGAATGGTGCACTGCCCGGGGATTTGAAATATATACCACCAAAGGACAAACCCGTTCGGATTTATTTGCCACGGTAATATTCGAACAACTTCAGAAGGACTTCCCTACTACCGACGGATATAAACACCGAACCGATTTCTCGGATAGTGACCCAGATAAGGAAGCTAACTTCACTGTACTGATGGGTAATAATTACTGGGGAGTACTTCTTGAGTGGTTATTCCAGGATAATCCCGACGATGTGGAGTTATTAGGGGACGATTCAGTGAACCAGAGACTGGTGGAGTCATTAACTAAAGCTTTAATTTTTATCGATGATAATCTCGATTGGTTAAAATTATAATCATGGCACAGAATAACGAAACTCAGGTTGTTAATGGAGTAGTACAACCGAGACTTTATCAGGTATACGGAGATCTTATAGAGTCCAAAGAGGTGATGGAACCCATAGCCATAGCCAATGGAACTGGTCCCGTATGTGGATTCGACTGGGTTGATACTACTAAAAATACCCTGACTATAGGTAGTATATTCTCATCCGATCGTGAGGATATGAAAAGGGGTGCAAGAAGAGTATTTCTTTCTAATAAAGATAATACGGCTGGTCAGGTGTTCAATGCCTTTATTACTCCCGATGGGCTTCTTTCAATAGCACCAGATATACTGACTCTCACTGGTCAAAACCCTCCTGGAGGTTGGCCAGATATGTCTAACCCATCTAAAATGGTAACATTTGCTTTAATAGCTACTCATAGGTATAGTGCTAATAAGGATGAACCAGTCCCGAGCCTATCTAATTTCAAAGTAGCGTGGTTAACAAATGCCCATGTAGAACCAGAGTATTATATCGACAAGATAGTCGATATGAACTACCCTCAAATATTGGACTGGGTAACCAAAAAAAGTAGTGTATCTATTAATTCTAATACTGATACATTATTAGGGGTATACATGATAGGTTGGATACCCTCCTGGAATACTTTTTTGCCCGGTTGGAAGGAATTAATGCAATCTATTGGATATCAACTCTGTATCAACCCATATCAGGGTATATTACCTGCTAAACCCCTTGGAATGAATCCTTTTTCTTTGATGAGACTGGATAATAGGGTAAGGGTATTAGAACAGAGTACTGTACCAATCGAAGTAGGGGACTTAGCTAGACGAGTAAGTAATCAAATGCGTAGTTGGGGCTTTGGAGTAGAAGCCGAATACACCATAAACAGTTTTGGTGAAGAAGACGAATTCGTATTTACTAAACTGATAATCAGTGGTTGTGTATTAGCTACAAGTTCTAGTCCAGTAACAAAAAGGATAAACTATCAGTGGTATGAAGCTGGTGGAGGGCTAGTAATTTATTCAACCAGGCCATATATAAATCAATCCACTCTTAATCCCGAAAATTGGGGTTTGGCTAATGCAGCTCTAAATATACCTATCAGTAAAGATCAAGTATGGGACGGTACTCTGGATCTGAGTAGTTTACCAAGTCAGGCCTATCCTATGGCTTTCTTTGAGATAGTGTCTGTACGGGGCAACGGGGAGAAGATATTACCTGGTCATGCTATTAGTTTGGTTAATACCACCAAAGTGGATGGGCTTACAAGATTTGGTACTGCTGTATGTTCGGTATTCGATAACTTTGACCGGGTTTATAGTAGATCTCTTTTGGAGAAGTACTTAGGTTCAGGGTCCCAATTACATTCCATAAGTGGTAAGATTATAGTATCATCATTTTCTATAACTCTGGTAACTTCTCTTAACCTTAAGAATCTCGCAGGTAATTCAGAAGATATCGATATAGATTTAGAAACTTGGTTAGTCGATTCTGGTGTAGAGGCTAAATTAGCTTCCAATATAGTCAAAAGGATAGTTAAGAACTTAGGAATGATGAGTAACCTACTCTTGGTAAGAGGTGAAACCTGGCCTTCGAGTGGTAATGTTAATACTTTTAAGTACCAGATATTTGCTCAAACCACTGGCACTAGTGGAGTTTATCCTAAGCTTAAGTTAAGCCCGTATATACAACACAAGGCTTCAAGTGAAACTAGTATAACTATTTTTTCTATTAGAACTGTTACGACCTTTACTGCTCCAGAAGATATGTTGGAGTTATTCACTAATTGTATCAATCGTCCCTCATATCCTTTCTAAACTGAACCATAGTTGAGTTGGTTAAGTGGGGCCGGAGTGAGGTTATCAATAACCTTGCTCTGGCCTTTTTCATTGTTTAAGATCTACTGCAGCTTGTTCTAAAGTTTTCTGTATGGTCTTTCTCATTCTGGAGAACATATTAACTGCAAACTTATCTCTAGGCAACTCAAAGTAATCTATCAGGTGAAGGATAGATAACTTACCGTGAGAATCTTTGATACGAGATTCAAACCACTTGGGAGGTTCAAGTTGTATCTGCATAACCAAGTATTCATCCGGAGTAAGGTGTTCCTTCATGTATTGATGAAATATTTGGGATTGCTCTTCCTTAATCCGAGTTTCATCCGAGTCATCGAGTAATTCTTTATTATTGTCAAATAATACCTCGAATGATGTTAACTCTTGATTGAATTCTGCCTGCTTAGTATAAGCATTTCTTAACAACTTACTTTTATAAGTTTGCAGGGAAGATAAGAGAGTTGCTTTCAACCTTTCTTCATCGTATTCGTCTTGATATTTATTAAATACATACAAGAACTTATCCCAGAAGAAAGAGTTAATTATATCTGGCGTAAGATTGAATCTTCTAGAATCAACCCCTCTTACCAGTCTACGGATTAAAGGTTTGCAGGTTTTGTATAACCTATTAAACAAGTCCTCATCATAGGGTTTTAATTCTGTCAAACGATGTAGTTCACTCCCGTTATTGCCTTTCATAGTAGTAAATATATTTAACAATGCAAATATAAATAATAAAGTAACAACTTGTATGAATTTTTATCAAAATATTTCACCGTTAGTGTTCAAGTATGTTCGAGAATGAGCTTGGAGAACTATATTATCTAGCAGATACTATTGATTATACACTCATGAATATTATATAATATATGAAACCAAATAAGGTAAAGAAGAGGTTAAACTCCTGTGATAAGTTTACGTTCTCTATAGAGTTTCAACTAGAAGTACTTAGGTTCTTGGTACAAGGGAAGGAAGCTCTTCTATATATTCCAAAGATAAAACCTGGGTACTTTACTTTAATTGAACACTCGATAGTAGTAGAAGCCTTGGTAAAATTCGTAAAGAAATACCAACGAATACCAAGTGAGGTTTTAATGGTAGAGCAAGTTAAAACCTTGCTAGAAGGTAAGGATTATGTTGATTTGGTTACTAAAGATGATATTCCTAATATTCATAGTTTAATATCTGAGCTTTACAATAAACCCCTAAAAGATGTAGATATTGTCCTGGAAAATATACATAAATTCATTGCCTACATTGAGTTGAAAGCTTTGAATGAAGGTATGGATTTTTCGGATTACAATTCCTATGAAACTTATCAGGTTAAGTTAACCAAAATATTACAAAATTCAAAACCACAAAAGAAAGACGAGCCTTTGCTTATGGTTAGTGGAACTGCAATGAGACAACTCATGAGAAAGGTTGACCCAGATGTAGTTCCTACTCCATTTTGGCAGTTGAATAGGTTGGGTAATGGAGATGGATATCCCAAGAATTCTCTTTTCGTTTTGATTGATCGCCCTAAACGGAGAAAGACATTTGCACTTATCAATATTGCCCGGGGATATCTGGCAATGAAGAAGAATGTTCTATACATAGATACTGAAAATGGTAAGAACCAGTTAATGGATCGTATGATACAGTCTACTCTCAATAAGACCAAGAGGGAGATGTTAACTGGTGATTATGATAAGATGGAGCAAAGGCACATGCGTAAATATAAACGTCTTGGTGTAGAGTTTATTGTGGAGCGTGTACCTGCAACCATTGCAGATTGTAATACCATCACTAATCTAGTTAGGAAATTAGAAACAGAGAAGGGTATTAAGGTCAATGTTATCATGATTGACTATGCTGCAAAGTTGGCTTCTATTGCTCGAGATAGGGACGATGTAGAACGTATCAACAATGTATATATAGATATAGATAATATGGGAGATGAGTTGGGACTAGATGCTATTTGGACTGCCCAACATGTTACTAGAGAAGGTGCTAAGCATCAAGAAACCCGATACGAGGATAATGATATAGCATCAGCTATTTCTATAATAAGAAATGCAAAATGCGTCATGGGATTAAATTCTACTCAGGACGAAGAAGAACATAACATCATGAGAATGGAAGTTGTAGTTCAACGTGATGGAGTTCCATCTGGTAGAGTAATGTTTAATATGGACCCAGAAAGACAACGTATGAAGGAGTTCTCTAAAGAGGCCAGAGCAAAATATGATGAGTCCATGGGTAAACAGGTAGATGATTTACTTAAGAAAAAGAAAAGGGTAAGTAATCCCAACGCAGACCCAGAAAAGAGAAGTAAAACCTCAGGTGATATTTAGTTAAACCTTAAATAATTAAAATTGTATGGCACGAGTTATTACTACAGAGCCTCTTAAAATTCAGGAGAGGACTACAGTTTGTAAAAATTGTAATTCCAAGGTAGCTTTCAATGAGAAGGAAGTATTCTTGGATTTAAGTTATGGTCCAGATCATAATGGAGAAGAGTGCATCACTTGCCCTAACTGTCATTATAATATTCATATTGGCGTATTCCAAGCTACTGAACACATGTAGTTATGAATGTAAGATTATTGAAGATATTTCGTAGGAGAGCTTCCAAAGAGATATGTTTAAGAAGGCAACCAGGTAACAGATATCAAGTTGTATGTCCAATTGAAGAGAGGTATAGTTTAGGAGTATTCTTCCGTGAGTGGGTACCAATCTCTTCAGAAAAGGCCTCTATAAATTGGAATAAGGTTACTCCTAACCATAGGACTATGGGGTATAAAGATATAGATAGGTATGAGGTACCTTATAAGAATTCTTTCCTAAGGTTAGAAGAAGCCAAAGTAGAATTAGTGAAGATTCGTAGAGGATATATAATCCATCATCTAGTTCCTGAATTATGTCAGAAGTTACCAGTTAATAAGTAATAATTACCCGGCTATGTTATTCATGGTCGGGTATTTTCGTTTACGATATGAGACTTAACAGCAATATAAAAGGTAAGATGCACCAGTACTTCATTAAGAAGATCGGAGCCTTCGACTACCGCAATTCATGGATGAAGTCAGACTGTCCCTACTGTGGAGGAGAAAAGAAGTTTGGCATTAATCTTTCAAACAATCGATGTAATTGTTTTAAGTGTGGTGAGCATCCATCTCCCTTAAGTCTGGTAATGTATCTAGAGAGTACTGATAGTTTTCAAGAAGTATTATCTATACTCGAATCGGGAGATTATTCTGGATATGTATTCAAAGAAGAGAAGGTTGAGTTAAAGGGTAAGAAAGAGTTCTTCCTTCCTGATGGCTTTAAGAATATATCCATGGGTACTTCTCTATTGGCAAGGTCTGCCAGGAATTATCTTAAGAAACGAGGATTTAAGATAGAGGAGTTAGCTCGTAAAGGATGGGGATATTGTAATACAGGTAAGTATCTTGGATATATCATTATTCCTTTTACAGAGCATGGGCAATTAACTTACTTCAATGCCCGATTATATATGGGCGCTGGCCCCAAATATAACAATCCAGAAGTAGATGTAACTGGTTTGGGAAAGAGTTTTATTATATATAATGCAGATGCTCTAGAAATATACCGAACCATTTATATTTGTGAGGGTGCAATCAATGCTGAAACTTTGGGAGAGAATGGGATTGCAACCGGAGGTAAGGCAGTCAGCAGATATCAAGTAAACAAGTTCATCAAGAGTCCGGTAGAGAAGTTCATCATACTGATTGACCCTGATGCTAAAGATAAGGCATTGGACCTGGCATTTAAGTTGGTGCCCTTCAAAAAGGTAAAGGTAGTATTCCTCCCAGATAATGAGGATGTCAATTCACTGGGTAAACAGAGGACTTTAGAATATGTACGAGAGACGACATATCAGACTTATCAAGAACTTTTAACTATAAAATCACAGTTAAAATTATAATGGCACAACGAGAACCTTCTATACATATCTCTAAAACTTTATTCCGTAAATTATGGAAGGAAATGGGGGGTAGAGTATCTGAAGAATTCGTAGATGAGTTCTTCACTAAAGCCAGGCAATACTCTTTGGACCATCGTTCAGTGGTAGGAGATGATAAAAGGGTACAAACTCAAGCTGTTCGTAGAGCTTCAGGAAGTATAGGAGATGCAAACTTATTAGCAGATATCATCTATTCTACTAGAGTCCAACTCAAACACATCGGAGTAACTAAAATAAAGCAAACAGATTTACAATGGGCATCAGTAAAAGAATTAGTACCTGTTGTAAACGAGTTCTGTCAAAAGTTTGGGTTTGAACCTCGTCAAGGATATATTGAGTTTGTAACAACTGGTATTAAGCTCATGTCTCAAGCAAAGAGGGTTAACTATAACTTCTGTGCTAATTGGTTACATCAGAGAGTTAATTGGATTATGGATGTATACGAAGCAGATAGAGAAGTAAAAGAAGATTCAGCTCCCCAGTATACCCGAGAAATATATGAATATTATACTAAAGAGATTCTTGACAGAATAGGGATTAACAATACTTACGATAAAAACCCTCAAGAGTATGTATGGTTTGTAAGAGCAAGAAAATTAGCCGATGAAGTTGGAGTTGACTATGAAACCTTTGTTCAAGCTCAGTTCTATGCTTTAGAATTCTGTAATGGTATACCTAAGATAGAAGATCTATCTAATGACAAGGCTAGACAAAGAGTTATTAATTATATGGCAAGATTTAATATAGTATCTCGGCCTAAATCGGAACATGTAGATTGGGATGCTTTCAAGAAATAAGGTATGATAACTATAACCATAAAGAATTGCAATGTTTGTGAATTATCTGGCCCTGCTAAGTTCACAAATAAGTTGTATGAAATGTTCCGGATTAAGCATCCGGACGCTTGGCATATAATGATGTATAGCAGGGCAAAGAACTGGGATGGTTACGTAAAATATATCTCTGATTATGGGCAATTCAAAATAGGTCTTCTAAATAGGGTTTACAATGAATGCCTTAAAACGGGACAGGAGGTTAAAATCATAGATAATAGACCCCAGTTAGGAGTTAAACCAGTAATTCCAACAATACTTGGAGATAAAGAATTACGGGAAGTACAAAAAGAAGCTCTAGAAAAGATTCTAAATAATCGAGTTGGAGATACTCCTTTTCTTATCTGTGCATCTGATTTGGCAGTTAATTTCGGAAAGACTTTGGTGTTCTGTGGATTACACCAGGCTTTCAAGAGGAAATTGAAAACTGTATTGTTGTTGAACAGTGCAGACTTATTTAAGCAGTTCAAAAAAGAGATTCCAGAACTGTTACCCGGTGAAAAGGTTGCATTCATACAGGGAAGTAAGTGCAATGACTGGGGTAACTTTAATGTGTGCATGGTACAGTCTCTTGCCTCAAATATAAGTAGGTACCAAAAATTCTTATCAGAAATAGATATGGTACTTATAGATGAGGCTGACGTGATAGATAATAAAACATATAAAACAGTAATACAACATCTGTATAACTCTAGAATACGAGTAGGTTTGAGTGGTACCATCTACATGAGTAATCAGAAGAAGAAGTTAATACATAACCTGAATATCATGTCATTTATTGGTGATAAGGTTAACCAGATAAAATTAAGTGATATGATAGAGAAAGGGTATTCTACCCCTATTACTTGCAAGTTGGTATATGCTCCCTTTAAGTACTCTAAAGATGTGGATTACTCAACAGAATACAAGGAAGTGATATCAGATAATGTTAAAGCTTGGAAACTATCCCTTGATCGTACCAAGTATAACATTGGTAGAAAGAGATTACCAGCTTTGATAGTATGTAAGTTTATAGGTCATTGTGAAAATCTTTACCGGTATTATGTTAAACATCTCGGGAATCAATACAACATACAATATGTACATCATAATACCAAAGGGCGTGATGAAATTCTACAAGCTTTTAGAGAAGGTAAAATCGATATACTAATAGCTACCACGATTATTTCTAGAGGTCAAAACTTCCCTGAATTAAAATATCTGCAGAATACTGCATCAATGGATTCTAATGAAAAATCCATACAGATATTGGGACGTCTTGCACGAACTCACATGAACAAGAAAAAAGCCTATCTTGACGATCTTCAATTCCCGGGTAATTATCTAAAGAGACATGGTAACCATAGACGAATGTATTATCAGAAAGAAAAATTAAAGGTAATCAGAGTGGAAGGGTAATACGCATATATGCGCACGTATATACCCACACTTATAACTCTATTAGTATTTAGTATACTAAATACTAATAGAGGTTTATATAGCTAAAGCTATATAAACTTATACTTAACTTACTTAGTAAGTATTAACTTAAGCTAAAGCTTAAATATAAATACGCACGCACGTATAAGGGTGAACCAGAAAGTTAGTGCATATACTATTCTACATCAATGACACTGAAATACCTATTAACTATCACTTGATATCAAACTATCAAATATATGGCGAAGAAAAAGAAAGACAAACTTAAGGAAGTAAGAAAGGAGTTAGAGACTGGGGATATTCTTGAACCTATAGACATCACCAAACTTGGTTCAGGACAAGATCCATGTTTCGGTAAACACTATGACCTTTCAACCAAGGAATGTAAGATGTGCGGAGATTCCGAACTCTGTTGTATTAAGTTCACAGCTCTTATGGGTAAGACTCGTAAAGAGCTGGAAGCAGAAACCCAGTTCAAGGATTTGGAACCTTTGGTAGATATAGAAGGTTGTAAAAAGTACTACCGTAAATTGGTAAGAGAAAAACTGGGTAAGAAGGAAATACTCGATAAGCTTCAGAGTAAGTTCGAGTTATCCCGAAAGGAAGCAAGAGACATTTATCGTAAATTCAACAGTAAATAACATGGTACAATTAGAGTTCACAAAGATTCGAGAGGTTAAATCCCCTAACCGAGCAAATGAGGGGGATGCAGGGCTTGATTTCTACATTCCTCAGTTATCCGACCAAGATATTCTTAAGGTTGGGGAGAAAGGTAAGGATGACTTTTCCGGTATCAATCGGAAGATGTTAGGTAAAGGTTACATCAAACTAAATGGGTTGGGTACTGATGATGTACATGTGGTAATTAAGCCAGGTGGAAGACTTCTCATCCCTTCTGGTATAAAGGTACTTATCAATCCAAAAGAGTCCATGCTCATGGCAGCAAATAAATCTGGGATTGCAACTAAAGAGGGTTTGTCGTTCACTGCCGAGATAGTGGATAGCCCTTATACTGGGGAAATGCACATAGGTATTCATAACGGTTCACCCGAAGAGGTTTGTATTCCTCTGAACCAAGGTAAGAAAATAATGCAATTCGTACACGTTCCCATCATACTTTCAACTCCGGTAGAGATTACCAATGAAGAGTACGAAGAGAAGGCAAAGAACTGGGGTACAAGAGGAGACAAAGGATTCGGAGCACACGATAACAAGTAAGACCATGGATAGTCGCGATATAAAAGAAGAACCGGGTATAATTCCCGACCATAAGTATCTAGAAGAGATATATCAAATGCAAAAGAACCTCTTGTCTGGGTATATAGGCATAGAGGGGCTACCACAGTATCCGGTAGACATCAATACAAAGGCTTCTCAAACACTATTGAAGGACTTTACTGCCCGGGTTATTGAGGAGTTATCCGAAGGATATGAATCTTTCGAAAATGTTATGGCTTTATTCGAAGCCAATCATGCCAAGTTGGTACAAACCCAAGGAGATTGCATAGAGTATACAGAGATACTCAATAATCTGCAGAATGCTAACGAAGAGAACGCCGATGCAATCCACTTCTTTATAGAACTGCTTATATATGCCAATATCCAACCAGAGGATATAATGACATATATGGAGAAGTGGGTAAAGGACAACCATTGTACTCAATCAGTGGTAGATTCTCTAAACAAGAACCACGATGATATTCTGCGTACAGCAATGAATCTCGGGGTAATGTGGATAATGGTCAAGGGAGATATCAGTGTTATCTTACACAACAATGCCACAGACCTTATCAAGTGGTACGAGAACATGGATTCAGAAACACATCTGGACTATAACACAAAGTTACTCGAGGGAGGTAGATACTTCAATTATGTAGAGTACTTAGTAAACTACCCATATCTGTTATGGAAGATAACCCATCATCTGAACATTGCTCGTAACTTCCTGAAGAATAAACCCTGGAAGCAATCCCAGGTAATGACTCAGGAGTTAAAGTATCAGTCGGAATTAGTGAAGGCCTTCATCTACTTCTGTGGGTATTTGGGATGGATAGGTATGGGTTCAGATGATGTATTCTACATCTATTTCAAGAAGAACCGTATCAATATGTTCCGTCAAAAATCGAAGTATTAGTATGAATTTGGTAAAAGCTAAGAACCCAATAGAAGCTTGGGAAAAGATACTGGAAAATTTCTTAATCAAGAAACCCGACTGGTTTTGTGAAGGAATTGGTTATAACTTAACCGATTCTCTTTTTACATACGACTTGATGGTAGAAATAGCTGAGGCTAAATTTAACCCTGACTTTGACTTCGGTAAGATGTTTGGGTACACCATGACTAAGTGGACTGGTTTAATTACCAACTACTTGGATTTGGATGTACTTGATCAGGCCAAACTGATGATAAGGAAGTTAGAAGAGAACAAGACAGTAAACAGGAATTATCACATTGGATTCCATTTTGCTGATAATCATGGCAGTGGTAAGGGATGCTTGGTGGGCGGTATATTCTCTCGTAAGATAGGAGTTGAAAATCCTGATATAACAGTAATACTCCGATCTTCAGAGATAGTTACAAGGTTGCCCATAGATATGCTACTATTCTGCCGTATGGGTCAGTATATTTATGGCCATGATAACTTCTCTCTAAAGTTGGTTATCAAAGCAGCTTGGGCAAATGATACTACAATCTTGCTGTATCAGAATCGAAAAGATATTAAGGAGTTATTGAAAGAGAACTGTACCGATGAAGTACGTAGAAAGAAGATACGTAAATCTCTCAAAAAACTTATGACAAGCGATGAAGCAGGTTATAAAACCTATGGTAACAGTTTCAGAGCTTTCAAGGTATTAAGGAAAGATTTGGGGTATAAACAGAAATCTATGTTAGCCTCAGCCTTAGAAATTGGAGATTGGGATGGTATCCCATTGCCCGAGGTATGTCCCTCTATCCTCAAGCGTAACATGATAAAAAAGACCTACTTAAAGTTCACCGAAAAGTATGGTCTCAAACTAAAGCTAGAGGAAAGTGGGGAGAAGAAAAGGAAGAAGTTGATATCATTCTCCTCTTCAGAAGAAGACGATATGGATGACAGTGAATTAACTCCTGAAACAGATGAGTAAGTTTAAGTTAAAGAATAACCTGTTGAAGTTCAAAACAAGTATGAAAGCTTGGGAGGGACTTAACAGATTATTCCTTTTCAATACTCCCGGTTTGGATATTGAAAGAATTGGTAAAGCACAATACTTAAATGATTTAGTCATCTATATTAAAGAACCTCTGGTAGATCCTGAATTCGATTTCGGCAGGCATTTCAATTACACTTCAGCTAAGTGGAAGTCTTTGGTAGCAAATTATGTGAATGAAAACGGTATAATTGATTTAAGGCAGGAAGTAGTAAAAGCCTTAAACTCAAGGAAGATATTCAACATAGGCTATCAGTTTGATAATAAGCATGCTCATGGCAAGAATTGCTTGTTGTCTCTAACTGTATCAAAGAAAGCAGGTATGGATTACCCTATGATAACGGTATTCATGAGGGCATCAGAGGTAACCAAAAGACTTATCTGTGACCTATTACTGATTCAAAGGATAGGGGAATACTTATTCCCTATCGGACAGAAATTCCATGTATCAATACACTTCAGTCAGATATTCAACGATGATACTGTATTACTAATGTATCATGCTCATGAAGACCTATTAAAGCTTAGTGATAAGCTTGGTATATATGATGGTAATTGGTATGATAGGTTGAAGTATCTACTTAAAGTAGACCCTGACAAGATAAAGTATAAGGTACATAAAAGAGCATTGAAAGTACTCAGACCAGAATTATTCAAATATCCCAAAACACTGGCAAAGGATTGTACACTCGGTAGTGAAGACTGGCTACCATTCTAATATAGGGAAGTCTATTGAATTGCAAATACCAATGCAATGAAAATAGAGGTAAAGAAATCTCCTTACACCAGTAAACTCGGAGGAGATATAGATATAACTTTCTCCACGGATGATGGGTGGTTATTCAATACCGTGGCCAATATCAGTGTAAAGGATTTAAGGCAACTTAAAAGAAAGATAAGGAGGTATCTAAGTGAAGTACGAGAGGAAAGATAAACCCTATTTTGGAGTAAAGATATTCAAGGGTAAATATCCTGATAGGAATGGCAGGGACATAGAGTTATATGTATGTACCAATGTTAATTATTGGGTAGGTCTTCCCAACATGAATATTCAGGACCTAAAAGAACTACGAAAATCTATAAGAAAATATATTAAAAATCACGAACAATGAGAATATATTCGAACCCGTATGAGTTAATGTCAGAAACAGCTCGTAATCTTTGTGAGATGGGTAATGAGGTAAAACCCCGTACCTATCAGAATAAAGTTATCGAAGGCAAAGATGACTTTATTACTAAAGAATTGATATGTGAACAGTACTGTTTAACTCACATGGAAGACCCGGCTCCCCTATTTGTATTCACCCAATCCAAAGATTGGGCAGATGCCGAGTTCCAGGAAAGGATCCATCCGGGACAAATTAACCCAGGAGAAGCTTGGAAATTACGTCCTGAAATATGGGGGGAGTTTCTTGTAAATGGTAGGTACTTCGACTATACTTATTCAGAGAGAATGAATGAGGTAGTAAGGTATAATGGGATTGTAATGACCAAGTTACAGGCTGTTATAGGTCTGCTCAAGGATGATAACGATACTCGTAAAGCCATACTTAATATCTATGGTGAAGATGGGCAGGTAGAATATTCAGATGCTGAAAGCCTGGATGGTAAGATGCGCATCCCATGTTCAATGTACTACGACTTCCTAATACGGGAGAATGCCCGAGGTGAAAAGCAATTAAATATTTGCTATCACCAAAGATCATCAGATTTTGTAACTCACTTTGGAAATGATGTATACTTGGCATGGAAACTAATGGAATACGTAGCTAGAGAAGTGGGTACCAAACCTGGTTATCTCTATCATACTATTGATAGTTTGCATAGTTATAAAAAGGACTGGGTAAAACTCAAAACTTCTATCCAGACCGAATTAAGGTAACAAAGAAGGTAACGGTGGTTGAACTTAGTTTCTTTTCTGTCATACCGAGATTAGTAGTAAAGGCCGTTACCTTCAACCGGACCCATAGCTCAGTTGGTTAGAGCAGCGGACTCATAATCCGAAGGTCGGGGGTTCAAGCCCCTCTGGGTCCACTAATGAATCTTTATTTTGCGCTGTGGACAACGAGTCCTGATTCATTCCCAGGTACTGGACGGTAGGGATATAGACTGGTACCTAATTTACGGAAGTAGCACAGTCCGGTTAGTGTACTTGCTTTGGGAGCAAGGGGTCGCAGGTTCGAATCCTGTCTTCCGTACTACCATTGAAAAGCAGATGGTATATTTGGGTGAGAATATGAACTGATCAATCATATTACTAAAGGTAAGTATCTCCCTTTAGGAAAAACACCTAAATAAGTATAAAGTATAAGATGCTTAATTGATACTGTAATGGTGAGATATCTTTCTAGAGGTAATATCTTGTCAGCGGCCAGTTTAGAGGAGTACTGATAACTCCTCATTTTTATTGCTCGGATGGAGAAATAGGTAAACTCATCAGATTTAAGCTCTGACGGTCATTGACCTTGCGGGTTCGATTCCCGCTCCGAGTACATGATTTTATAATTCTTATGAAAGGAGACATTATATATAACTTGATAAAACTTCTACAAAATAAAGAAGTTGGTCAGACATTTAGGTATACTTACTTACAAAGTACAGGAGCTAAGACAGCATATTTATATTGGTTATGCTGTCTTCTTTGTAGAGCAGGGTATATAAAAAGAGTAAAGAACGGTATCTTTCAAGTAGTAAAGAATACATCAGACTTAGGGTCATGTAAAAATCTATTCTATACTGCATATAATAAGAATAAACATGGAGTCAAGATATGACATAATCAAAAGTTTCTCACAAGTCAAGCGGCTTGTGAAAGCTTGTTTGAAAACCGGCATAGCTTCCGTCGACTTCGAGACAAATGCAGAAGGTATTTATAATAAAACCTTCAAACCCACAATTTTATCTGTAACCTTTCAAGTTGGTTCTGGTGTATCTATTCCATTATGTCACCACGAATATGAAAACCCTCATTGGAAACGTTGGTTAAAGTATTTTGGTAGAAAGGTGGTTGAGAATCCCAATATAACTAAAGTGGGATGGAATCTGAAGTTTGACCTTCAGATATTCGAGTTGTATGGGATATATGTTAGAGGTACTGTTCTGGATGGAATGCTTATGAAGTATCTTCTAAATGAAGAGAAACCCAATGACCTGAAGTCAATGGTTAGAAGGTATCTACCAGAGCATGGCGATTACGAGAAGGCAGAGAAGTTTGACAAGATACCTTGGGATAAGAAACCCTTGGAACCATTATGCAAGTATGGTTGTCAGGATACCGATTATACTCTTAGGTTAGCTATGTTCTTTGAAAGTAAGCTAATAGAGATTGGCATGTACCCCTTGTTTAGGCATTTGATTATGCCAGCTTCTAGGGTATTGCAGCATGCTGAAAAAACCGGATTATACCTCGATAGGAAATTCAATCAGGAACTGCTTGAATCTTACAAGCCAAAGATTGAACAAGCAACTTCTAATTGCTTGAATCTTCCACGAGTGAAAAAATTCTCTAGATGGCTTGTTCAAGAAAGAATAAGCAAGTACCTTGCATCTATTGAAAGTGAACTTGAAGACCTGGATTATCATAACCCAAAGGACGCACGGAAAATAGCAAGCAGGGAGCAAAAAATATCCAATATACGAGCTGGTGTATTCACCACTAAAAAAGAATTGGAATTAACCCGAGAAGTAAACTTGGGAAGTACAATTGATTTACCTCTACTGTTGTATTCTGAAAAGGGGTTCAAATTCCCTATCATAAAATATACCAAGGATAAGAAAACTAATCGTGATACTGATAAGCCGAGTACCGATGAAGATACATTGGTAGAACTTCGACTAACGGTTAAAAATCCCGAAAATCCCAAAGCAATTTTCCTGGATAATCTTCTCGAGTTGAGAGGGTTAAAGAAAATGTATACAACCTATATTGAGGGATGGCATGATAAAGTTCAGGATGATGATAGAATTCACGGGCAATTCAAAATTATTGGTACTACTTCTGGCCGACTAAGTAGTTCTGAACCAAATCTTCAGCAGATACCAAAGACTTCAGTAGATGCTAATATTAAGAAACAGTTAGTAGCTCCAAAGGGGAAATTATACATGGCACTTGACTACTCTCAGGCAGAGTTAAGAATCATGGCACACCTATCGGGAGATGAGACTTATCTTGAGGCATTTGCTAAGGGTCAGGACCCTCACCTTGCTATTGCAGCAAACAAGTATGGTGTATCATACGAGGAAGCAAACAAAGCTTACAGCGATGAACAACATCCAGATTATAAGCTTTGGAAAAATCGAAGGAAGCAGGCAAAGCAGATATGTTTCGGTATTATCTACGGTATTCAGAAGAAACTGCTTGCAGTTAAACTATCTGACCCAAAAGCAGGTATTATCGTAACCCCTGACGAAGCTCAACAACAGTTGAATGAGTTCTTCCAAGAGCATCCAAAGATTAAGAAGTTCATGATTAACCAGGAGAAAGTGTTGGTAAGACATGGATATATTAAATCTTTGTTTGGCAGGAAAAGAAGGTTACCTCAAGTATATTCTGATAATGAGCAAGAAGCTGCATACGCAGTAAGATTATCAGTTAATATGCCTTGTCAATCAGCTGCATCTGATATGAACTTATTCGCTTCAATCCTAAACTATTGGAAAATGAGGCAAGGTAAGTTACCATTTATGCAAGAGACTTGTAATGTTCATGATGCTACCTATTACTTGGTAAGTCCCGAATATATAAATACCTGGGTAGTATACGAGATTTGGGAAACTTGCCGTAACCCAAATACTAAAGAATACTTCAACTTCCAGATAGACGACGTAAGTATGTCAATGGACTTCGTTATCGGGCGTTCTATGGCAGAGGAACTACCTTTTATTCCTGGATATGATTATAGGAAAATGCTTGAACCAGATTTTAATCCTGATGAGTACTTAGAGGAACATCGTAAGTTCAAAGGTATTGAAATAGAAGATTATCCTAAGTTATATCCAGAAGAGATAGAGAAAAATAAGAGAGAGTTTAGGAAGAGAATGTATGAAAGGTAATATACCAGATTTTGATTGTTACCATGTTACTCGAGAAGGTAATGTGTACTCTAAGTATAGAGATAGAGTTACTTGGAGGAAAATGGCTAAGAGAAAGAAGAACAATGGTTACTTGATAGTAAGCCTAAGAAATAATAAGGGGATTAAGTATACGTTTAATATACATAGGTTGGTAGCTTTAATCTACATTCCAAACCCAGATAATAAACCGTGTGTGGGTCATAAGGATAATAATCGAGAAAATAATAAAGTAGAAAATCTATATTGGTGTACTAACCAAGAGAATACTCAACAATGTATAAGAGACGGTAGATTTAATATACCAAGCCCTAAGTTGAGTGAGGAGTCTATAAATAAGATGATAGAAGATTATGAGAGTGGTATGAGTAACCTACAGATAAAGGTCAAATATGGAATAAGCATTATGACCATGTATAAATACTTCAGTGAAAGAGGTGTTATATGGAAAAAAGGCAAAAGATAGTACGTCTATCCCAGATTAAGAAAAACACACTAAAGATTCTATTTCAAGGGAAAACCTATGAGATTGATTTAGACCAGGAACTCATGATTGACGAGAACCTGGTCAATCAGTCTTTACGTAGAAGTCCATCTAATTATGCTCTATTGGTGATGGTAAGGGATAGGCTTATATATAAAAGGGATAAACTTGAAAAGGCAAAGGACCAAGCATATAGCAAGGCATGGCTTTACTACAAAGAATCGGGTAATATCAATAATGATGCTGCAGCACACAAAGCAGAGAACAACCAAGCTTATCAAGGAGCATTGAAAAGATATATGAAGGCTGAGTACAATGCGAGTAAGATGATAAGTATATGTAAAGCTTATGAATCAAGAGAGAATATATTAAGAACGATATCAGCAAACTTACGTAAACAACAGTAACTATGTCAAGAATTGAGTTAGACCTTATTTCGGTCAAAGAAGCAAGGGAGTTGAATGAGAAACTGAACGGTTTAGGAACTCCCACAGGAAGTCGAGTACTTATTGTATCACCGGTAGTAACTGCAGATACCAAAACCAAAGGAGGACTTTATATCCCTCAGGAACACGATAAAGATACAGTACCTCGCAAGGGAGTAGTAATTCAGGTAGGACCAGTCACCGATGAACAATGTGAAGAATATCCCGGTCTTCAGGTTGGAGCAGTAGTTACATACGGTCTGTATGCTGGTAAAGAACTAGATGTAGTAGACCTTCCCAATCAAGTAACAACTATATTATCTCTGAACGAGATACTTTATATCGAAACCAATAAATAAAGCCATGAAAAAGGAAAAAACAACCAAGAAAAAGGGCAGTGTAATGACTACCCGAGAAAAGATGCTTGCCAGGAAGAAGGACCTGGAAAAGCGTAGTGGAGGTGGTGGAATAATCTACCCGAAAGAAGGAACTACCCGAGTACGTATCAAATCTCGTGGTGCAGACGAGGAATTAGGAATAGAGATTATTCAATTCTATCTTGGACCAAAGGAGGGAGGTATTATATCTCCGGCAACTTTCGATGAGCCATGCCCTTTCATGGAGAAGTTCCAGGAGCTTAAAAACTCCGATGACCCCGATGACAAGGCCTTGGCCTCGAAACTGGTACCGAAGAGAAAGTATCTCATCGGGGTACTCGGGTACAAAGATACCAAGGGTAAGGAAATTGACCCAGACCGGGTAGATAAACCCATGATGGTACCCCGTTCGGTATATCAGGATATTATCGACCTTTACCTCGATGAAGAGGACTGGGGAGATATGACCGACCCCGTAGAGGGATACGATATCAAAATCACCCGTACTGGTACCGGTAAGAATGATACCAGTTATTCGGTATCACCCTGCCAGAAAACCAAGCTGGACAAGAAGTATCGGGGAGAGGTAGACCTGGAGAAAGCAATCCGGGCAAATATCCTTTCCTACGACGAACTCGAGGAGAAGCTGGCTTCATTCCTCAATGAGGGGGATGATGACGATGAGGATGAAAGACCACGTAAGAAGTCCTCTTCCAAAAGCAAGCTAGAGGACAAGAAAAAGAAAAAGGGAAAGAAATATAAGAGTGATATCTAAGATTTTCTAGATATATATACCTAAAGTAGGAGTGGGGTATAGTTTATATCCCACTCTTTTCATATTATAAATTACAAGTATGGCAAGAAAACCTAAAGCTACCCGAAAATCGGGTGGCAAAAAGTTTAAGATACCCACACAGAATGAGATACTCAAAAAATACGGGTCATCTCTCCAGTTCAAGGCCAGTACTATAAATCACCATGGACTATGGATTCCATCCACATTCTTTGCTCTCAATTATCAAATGGGTGGTGGTGTACCATTCGGGAAGATAATTGAAATCATGGGAGAAGAATCCTCAGGCAAGTCCCTGATAGCTTACAACTTTGCTTATGCTGCACAACAACTCGGGGGTCATGTAATATGGGTGGATGCAGAACAAGCATGGATGAATTCATGGGCAGAGGAAAATGGTCTGGACCCTGAACGAGTAACAGTATTAAATGATACCAGAATAGAAACTATTTCGGATGCTATTGCTGATTTAGCCATATACTGGAGGTCAAAGCTAACTAATAATGAGCCTATCATAGTTGTGATAGACTCCATAGCAGCTCTGGATTCTATAGAAGCCATTGATGCAAAGATGGCGGATAGCAAGGCCGAGATGGGAAACCGGGCAAAGCAGATATACAAGATGTTCCGAATAAGGAACGAATTGTTCTATCGACTCGGAGTAACCATGGTATGTATCAATCAATTACGTAGTAAACTGGGTGCAGGGTTTGGTCAAGATACCAGTACAACTCCTGGTGGAGCAGCACTCAAGTTCTATGCTTCAATCCGGTTAGCTTTCTATTCCGGTAAGACTCTCAAGATTAAGTATAAGGGTAAGGAAAGACGAGCAGGTAAATATGTAACTGTTCAGATGAAAAAGAATAAGGTATCTCCTCCTCGAGAAACCATATCCAAAGCCCCTATATACTTCAACCCAAAATACCATGAAGTTGGCTTCGACCGATACTTCTGGTTAGAGGAATCTCTGGAGGATGCTGGAGTGATAGAGAAGCTCGGTGGTGGAACATACATGTTTGAAGGAAAGAAACTCTGTCGAGGTGAAGAGGCTTTCCACAGGTTAATCGAGGAAGATGGTGAGTTAAGGAAAAAGCTATTAAAGGCTGCTGGAATAAATACCATAGGAACCACTAAGCGAAAGCTCAAGAAGATTACACGAAACATGTTCCCTGTTGATGCAGACTTAGACTATGAATCTCAAATAGAATCTGAAGATGCAGAAGAAGACGAATACATCCCGGACGAGGGGTAGAAAACCGAGGATGCTTATGGTAGTGGACGGGAGTAATCTTGCTCACCGTTCATACCATAAGTTTAAGAATCTTAAAGCCAACAATGGAGCTGGTACCGGGTTGGTGTATGGGTTCTTAAGAATCCTCGGTTCATACTTAACTCGGTTTAAACCAAGCCATGTAGTAATTACATTCGATACTCATGAGAGCAAAGAGTCTAATTTCCGTAATGGTCTACTCGAGGGTTACAAAGCACATAGGAGTAAGATAAGTATGGATTATGAAGATTTCAATAAACAGCTATCACTGTTGAGAAGGATTCTAAGGTTACTCGGAGTTCAGATGATTATCGATAGAAAAGGCTTGGGATATGAATCTGATGACTACATTGCTTGGTTGGCAATAAACCACCCGGGTAAATCTCTCATAATATCCTCTGACAAAGACTTCTGTCAATTACTAGACAAAAGAGTCAAGATATTCAATCCTAACAAAGATACCCTAATCCTTAGTCAAACCTGTAAGGATATAATGGGTTACTCTGCTGAGGAATGCGTTGACTACCTAATATTTAATGGAGATAAATCGGATGATATACCTGGTTATTATGGTATGGGAGAAGTGAAGACTAAGGCTTTCCTGAAACAATACGGGAGCATAGCAGACTTCATAGATGCAAAAGGAGCAGAGTTCAAGGGCATTGAAAGGGACCAGCTAGAAGAGTTATACAAGAAGAACAAGCCTCTTATAGACTTGAGAACTGCATTAACTCTTCACCCTATCAAGAAAGTCCCTTGGGTAAAAGGATGTACTAATAATATAAGGAAAGACAGGTTATTCATGGTACTTGACAAGTTTAACTTAAGGTCTTTCAAGATACCCGATTTTTTGGAACCTTTCAAAAAACTACAACATTATGTACAACGGTAGGAAATATCAAATTATGTTCACCGGTGTTTCTGGGGTTGGAAAAACAACCATTGCCAAGGAAGTAGCGGATATGTTAAAGATACCTTTCATATCCGGGTCATATTCGGACTTGGTACCTGAAACAAGAGACATGCCTCATGCTGATATGATTCAGCAAGATGCCAGTACAGTATTTGCTCAGGATATGCAAGTACTTAATCTGCGTAACAAAGCTTTCAGGGGAGAAGATAGCTTTGTAACTGACCGGTCATACTTTGATTCGGCAGCATACTTCATCAACAAACTTTCTCACAGGATAGCCGAATGCGACTTAGACCATGCAGTAGACTTATGTCGTATGTTACTGGGTCAACAGTGTACTCACCTAATTTTCATACCTTTTTCAGCAAGCTTCTTTAATGAATGGGTAACAGAAGACAATGGTAAACGAGTATTATCTCGGTATTATCAATTCCAGGTATCGCAGGTAATGTATGGTATACTTGACCTGTGGGGATATAAACCCGATTCAAATATACTCCAGTATGTAAATGGTATACCTAATACCGGTACACTGGAAATTATGGGTTACAAGATAAAAGTCATGATACTGGATGAGATGAACTACGAGAAGAGAAAACACCTTATCAAGAAATTTCTTCAGTTATGAAGGTGATAGGTATAGCATTCTCCGATTTGCACTTAGGGGAATTCTCTAAGTTCAATGAGGATAATAAGAGGACCCTAAGTATTTTCAGGGTCCTCTCTTTGATTAAAGACTTATGTATTAAGTATAAATGCCCGGCATTTTTTTGCGGGGATTTTATGCACCGTCCAGAGTATATAAGTACTTCACTTGATGAAATTATAATTGAACAGTTCGAAGAGTTAAATAGGTGCGAGGAATTTAACATCTATGGTATATCTGGAAACCATGACCTACAGAAAAGCAATTCGATAACTAATCAATCTCCATCACACTGGGCAAACTTATGTCGTAGGTATTCGTTCTTACACAATCTGGACTTCTCTTATCATGAGTTTGATAAGTTCAGAGTAGTAGGTATTCCCTATTTAGACCATAACAAGGGGTTAGATGGGTTAATCAAAGCTGAGTTGAAAGAAGCTATGTTAAAGCCAACAATCCTATTATTGCATACTGACTACCCGGGAGCTAAAGATACTGATAATACTGAAGTTGGAACAGTAGAGAATCTGAATGTGAATCTTCTATCTAAGTTCAAGTTAGTATTGATAGGCCATATACATAAACCTCAGAGGCTTGGAAAGAAGATATACATGGTAGGAGCTCCTTTACAACAAAGGAGAACAGACCGTAATTGTAAACTTGGATATTGGAAAATATATGAGGACTTCTCAATGGAATTCAAGCCATTCAAAGGCTTTCCTAAATTTGTGGATGTATCATCAGAAGATGAAATTAAGGATGATGGCAATTATTATACTGTCATTGCTAGCAAGTATCGGGTTGTGGCGGTGGAAGATGCCCCGCAAATAACTCGGGAACTTACTAAGAAAACTATGGTAAGGAGGTATATGAGGGCAAAGGGCATAAAAGACCAAAATAAAAAGGCCACATTATTAAAAGTAATTAAGGAGGCAGAATGATACAGTTTGGCAATATTATAATCGATGGCTTCTGTTCAATATCCCATTTGGAATTAAACCTAAGTTCAAAGGGAATAACCGTAATTCGAGGAGCTACAGGAGAAGGTAAGACTACCATCTTATCCGCTTTAGTTTGGGGTGCTTATGGTAAGAATCTAAAAGGTAAGTCAGATGTGAATACCTGGGAGAAATACAGACCAAAGTCTTATCAAGGAACCAAGGTAGAATTATACTTCGGTAAGAATGGTAGGACTCATAAGATAACCAGATGTCTTAAATATAAGGGTGAAGTAAATGGAGCCAAGGGCAAAGATAGACTTATCTATGAGATAGATGCTGTTGAAGTACAAGAGAAAAGTAAGGGGGAGATACAGGCGCTTATAATCGCTGATTTGGGTATGTCGTATAGCCTTTTTATGAACTCAGTACTTTTCGGTCAAGGCATGAAAAGACTGATACAGGAATCTTCCTCTGACAAGAAAGAACTGTTTGAGGAGATTTTTGAGTTAGAATATATATCTAAAGCTAGAGATATTGCTAAGGGCTACTATACAGAAGCCCTGAAGGAGTATCAAGACATCTCTCAAAGATATCGAACCTTAGAAGGTAAGAAGCAGTCCATTCAAAGAATGGTTGATGACTTAAAGAAGCAAGCCAGTACGGTAAAAGACGACATATCTTCAAAGGTTAAGGTTCTCGAGAAGAGATTATCACTGCTAGCTAAGGCAAAAAAGTCAAGTGAGCTTAAGGAGACAGTAACTCAGAAAAACAGAATTGAACAGAAGCTATCAGAGGCAAAGGAAAATCAAAGGGATATTCTCAATAAGATAAATGATGCCAGGAAGAAAACTAAGGTATCTCTAGAAGAGTTTATTGAGGGAATAATAAAGTTACTGAAGAGGGGTGATATTAAGAACTCTTTGAAACACCTAATCGAGGTAAAGAAAGCCTTTGGAGATATCGAAAGGTTACAAGGTAAATATTCCAGGGTATCTGACAGAATATCCAATTATCGAGATGAACTGGAAGAACTCAGGGATAAGGAATATGAAGTAAAGAAGATACAAAGAGAGATAGAACAAGTAGAATCTGAAATCAAAAGGCTTTCTTCAGAAAAGAAAGTGGGAGTAAATAATGGGTTAATAACTAAATATAAAGCACAGCTTTCAACCTTAACCAAGAAATTATCAACTGTAGAAGAAAGAATGAAAAGTCAGAAGGGAAAGGTTGATAATTACAAATGGGTAATGGATGACCCTCTTGGGAACCGAGGTATAAAAGCATTTTTATTTGAGAGCTCAATGGATATTTTGAATGAAACTCTCGAATCATATTCTGACGTACTTGGGTTCAGTATCCTATTCTATGTAGATATACAAGGAGTAAAGAAGGACTTCAATACCCAGATAATAATGGATGGTATAGAGGTATCATACGAGGAATTATCTGGTGGTCAAAAAACTTTGGTGAACTTAGCTATAGCATTTGCTATGAACGATGTGATGACCAAAGCCAAGGGGTTAAATATAGCTTTCTTGGATGAGGTATTTGAAAACCTCAGTTCAGAATATGTAGAGTTGGTTATAGGGTTAATTAGAAAGATATATAAGGACAAAACTCTATACCTCATATCTCACCAGGAATCATTGCCAATTCCTAATGCCAGGGTGCTTACTGTGACCAGAGAAAGGGGCCTTTCACAATACCACTAGTGACTATTGGTCATAAAGGTATAAAATCATGAGAAAGAATAGTAAAAGTAAGGGAAATAGATTTGAGAGATCCGTTTGTAAAGCTTTCCAAAATTGGTCTGGATATGAATTTTCTAGAACACCTGCTAGTGGGGGATTAAGATGGAAAAAAGCCGATAATATATCATCAGATGTGGTATGCTCTGACCCAAAGCATGCCAAAAGATTTACTCTATCTATCGAATGCAAAAGTTACCAGGATATAAAATTTGAACATTTACTGTTGGGTTTGAAGAGTTGTAAGATAAATAGCTTCTGGACTCAAGCTAATAGGGATGCTGAAAGAGCTAATAAGATACCCGTACTTATTATGAGGTATAATTCTATGCCTAAAGGCGAAGCATTCTTTATGGTAAATGAGGAAGTAGATTCTTTCTTAAAATCCCAATCTCCCGAAATGTCTCGGATGGAAGTAAGTACTCCCAAAATACATATTTTTGTTTATATGTTCAGAGAAGTACAGAGACTGGTAGATTACAGCGATTTACATAAGTATGTACGTAAATTATTAAAATAATATGAAGACCCCCTATGTATACTGTATATTCAGGCTTGACAGGAAATTCTACAAGAGAATCAATTCTGATTTGAAATGTAGGGGGTATAAACATGTGAAAGCCATAGTACCAACCATAAGCGTACTTAAGAAGTCCAGGAAAGGTAAGAATGAGTACGAAGATGTACCATTGTTATTCAACTATGGGTTCATAAAGATGAAGCCCGAAAAAGCTTTTGACCGATACTACTTAAACAAACTAAAGAGAGATATCCCAGGTATACTTTCATTTATGAAGTCTTTGGATTACAGACCAAAAAGAAAAAGGCTTAGAGTAGATAATGCCGAGGACTTTGATGATTATTCAATGGTAGCCACCATAACTAAAGAAGAAGTAAAGAAATATCGCAGAATGTCTAAAGCAAATAAGATATTCTCGGTAAATGATATTACTCGTGTTGCTATTGGAGATTACGTTGTATTAAGGGGATATCCGTTTGAGGGAATACCAGCAATAATACTCGAAAGTAATCTAAATACGAGAAAGATGTTGGTAAAGATATACCCTGAAATGGATGGCAGTTTAGAGATAGAAGTACCCATGGAAAATGTACTCTATTCAGCTTATCACGAATCGGATGAATATAAAATGTACTCAGCTGATTATGAGGTAGATTTATCTCAAATTCCCGATGGTAGTACCGAAGAGATTCTAATGAACAAACAATACTAACATGGAACGACATCAAGAATTGGCTTGGGATTGTTTGACCGAGCAAGAGAGGGCCAGCCTTATGTTTATAGAAGGCAAAGGCCTATCAACTTGGGAAGCTGGAGAAATTCTCAAGATGTCTCATTACAAGTACTTAGAATTAAAGGCAAGAGCCGAGAAGTTCTTCAAACTATTCTCCGATTACTTTGAACTACATCCTTCTTTAGTAAATCCCAAATCTCCCATAGAACCTAGATTCAGAGATTACATATTTGGAGCTATGGTTAAAAGACTACCCAAAGAAGAAGCTAAAATACATTCAGGAGATGCTTCTTGGGTATTAAATTCTATAACCAATCCCCGTATCATAAAGAATATGAAAAGGCTGAAGGGATCAGAGGATAAATGGGACAAAGACCTTTATGCTCTGATTCTTGAGTTTGATAGGTGGAATAATTATAGGATAATGCCCCGAGTATTGCAAGCTCCAACTGCATATAAAAGGAGGTCTACAAAGAAGGATAAGGTATATCTATCTTACTTACATAGAATACCTGACTTCAAGATAAGGCAGTTAATAACCGAGTATTGGAAAAATGGACCCTCAAGTAGAAGGTATTTTACAGCTATTGTATCAGAAGAACTTTTTCCTGAAGAAGGATATGGAGTAATGCCCATCAAACGCGAGGATGATATAATAAAGGCTATAACAGATTTGAGAATATACATATTCGAGAGTCAAACCATTGCAGATACATTTGGATTATTGGCAACCCAATACTTTGAAAAAACCGTGGACAGTAAAGGGGGCTTGAAGTTCTGGAAGGAATACAGGGAGGTCATACAGAAAGCTATTAATTACAAATCAATAAATAATATGGACTTTACCTGTGAAACTCTAGATACAGCCTATAAGTTACGCAGAAAAAGAACCTTGAAATCTAACTCTTAGAATTTTTATATAATTATTTTGCAACTTCGAGAAATTTAATTATATTTGTATAACGAAATAAGAAAAATAATTTTATACCTATATAAATATGCGCAAAAGTAAGAAAAAGGACAAAAGACCGTTAAAGCTCAACAAGGAGAAGCTAAAGGTCATGGGAAGTGGGTTAGAAAATATGACCTACAAGGACATGAAGAGAAGAGCAGTTGCTCTGGGCATGCCTTTCCCCGATGCTTGTTCAGCCGACTACAATGGACTGGCATCGTGGATTCATCATTCGGATAATAAGCCGGATAATGCTCTCATCGATGAATACGATAAGTGGATGGACCAGCAATTAGAGCTTGCTGGATATCCCAAAGATGACCCAATGAGGAATTATCAACTTAACCTTGGGTTCATAGGTGAGGATGCGGTCACTAAACAGAAAAAGACCAAACGGGTAAAGGGGTTGGAGAAACCCAAAAAACCAAAGAAAGAGAAGGATGACAATGGTCTTTGGAAAGGAACTAAGAAATCCTACGTATTTGAATTAACCTATAAAGGGTTATCAATCGACCGAATTACTCGGAGAGTGCAAAAGAGATTCCCGGATGCCAAAGAGAAATCCATTCAACAGTGGTATCGGGCAGCACTTCGTAAACAAAAGAAGGAGTAGAGATATATGCCACGAGTCTATAGGTTTAAAAATGCAGATGACTTCGAGGAATCCTGTTACAGATTAGGAATTCCATGGGTACCACCTCAGGTTATAAAATTGAACCGAAAGATGAAGCAAGAGTGGCAAAGGAAAGTACTCTGCGGGAAAATCAAGGTTCATAAATATAGGGAAAGGAATAAACGCTTTCTGGATAGATACAGGGAATGTCTAAAAGAAGCTACCAGAATTAACGGGGTAGTAGACCCGGATTCTTTACCCCCCGATGTAAGGGCATATTTCTTGGAAAAGAAGAGGAGGAGAGAATATCATAGAAGATTTGGAAAGGTTATCAAAGAAAGGGACATCAAGATTTACCTTCATAAATGGTATCCGTGGTCTTATAACTACAAGGGAGAACCAGCAGTAGTATTACAGGGATTCTATTCATTGAAGGCCGCTAGAAAAAGGTTTTTAACCTATTATGGCAGGGAGAATCTGAAAGCCGTACACTGGATAAAAGGAAAAACGGCATTAGAGAAGAAGTTTGTTATAGGTCAATCTCTACTTATTGCTGGGAAAAGGAAGAAGCCAATATCTAAGATACTGTTAACCGAAGTATACCGAAACTCGAAGTCTTCAGCCCAGAGGGAATTAGGGAAAAGAATTGCTCGGAAAAAGAGACTCGGATCTCAACAGAAAGAAAAGTACTTTTTGAACTTGGTAGATAAGTTTAATTATGGAACAAAAGAATATAGAACTGTTCTCAAGCCTATTCCGGAAAAGCTTATTAAGCTATCGAAGGCTAAAGAGATTGAGTCCAAAAGAAAGAAGGCTCTTTACGAAGAAGAGTGACTTAACTTGGGACCAATTAAAAGTGGCATTAGCATATAAGGCTATAACTAAACGTTCTGTTATCAGTTCCATAAAATGGACTAAAAGACATTGGTCAGAATATCAAAAGGCAGTACTAAGAAGATTGGGTGGGATGCCTATGGTGAGGAGAAGACTTGAACAGAAGTTTATTCTCAAAGAACTATTAATTCAGGGATTTGTACCAATATCTCAGTTCAGGATGAAAACTAAAACTGGATGGTATGCTTATATAATGACTAACCAAAAGGTATGCGGAGAACACTATATCTATCCTGAACACTTTGCTCATGATTATCGAGCAAATAAAAAAGGCTACAGATATATAAGTGAAGCTTTTTCAGGGATAGGACAGGAAGGATATACAAGAATCTATTATACAGCATATAAAAATGGTTATGCAAAATGACGGTAGTAAATAAAAGGGAACCAGAAAACCCATGGGATGGAGTAAAACTCATAGTGGGGGTCAAAAGGTATTATACCGAAAATGATAATGCAGTAGATGATACATACACTCAGGAAGGTGAACCTTTTGAAGTAAAAAACCAGAATGAGTTCACTCAAAAAGTAGAAGCTATCAGGGATAAAAATGTATTCTTGAAAGCTATGGCAGTCCAAGAAAACAGAGAGATATATACTCAAAAGTTTATCACGAAACTATAATCAATCAAACATTTTTTAAACACCTTTTAATCAATTCAATTATGGCAAAGAAAAAAGCTGCAGCAAAAGAGGTAGAACGTAAGGTTCTTTCTAACGGGGTAATTCTCATCAAATACGATGACGGCTCCTATGCACTCCTGACTCCCATCTCGGCAGAAGACGCCGAGGAAATCTTCGGCGGGGAATCTGAGGATTCCGACGAGGACGAAGATTCCGACGAGGACGAAGATTCCGACGAGGACGAAGATGAAGACGAAGATTCCGATGACGACAAAGACGAAGATTCCGACGAGGACGAAGATGAAGACGAAGATTCCGACGAGGACGAAGATGAAGACGACGAGGTGACACCAGAGGATCTGGCCGGGATGGACTTCGAAGCTCTCGAAGACCTCTGCGACGACAAAGAACTCGAAACTGACCCCGATGAATTCGACGAGGAAGACGTCGAGAAACTTCGCAAGGCGGTGGCCAAGGAACTGGGCATCACTCTGCCTAAGGCAAAGGCCGCTTCCAAGAAGGACACCAAGAAAAAGAAAAAGTAAGGGTCCTTCTGACTATAACCAAATCCAAGGGAGCTTCAGGTAATCATCCAGAACTAAATCCATAGGCAAGGGTAATAAGCCTGGAGTTCCCTTATCAAAGAAACCATCTAATTCAATATAACATGGCAACTAAGAAAAAGGCAGCAGAAGCAAAAGCTGCAAAGAAAGAGGAATTGACGAAAAAGGGCGGTAAGAAAGAACTGACCGCTGAAGAGAAGAAGGCCAAGCGAGAAGCGATGAAAGAACGACTCAAGAACCGGGCACCGGGTCAGCGACCGAACAGCAAACAGTGCGACATCATCGACCTGGGCGGCGGCAACGTTGCAAAGACCTTCGCTATGAACGTCCGGAAGTACGGAGTTCTCATCACCTCGGTCGTAACCGACAAGGACGGCAAAGTTATCGCCGTATCGAATACCACCATTCCGGGGGTATCGGTTAAATCCAAGAAAGAGCACGGTACCCTGGTCCCGAAGATGCCCGGCATGGGTAAGAAAGGGAAGGCAGCCGATGCCGAGGATGACGAGGACGAAGACGATGAGGAATAGGCTCGACGCTGCCTAACCATTTCGGACATCATTACTTGAGTCATGCGGGGGGAGGCCCATCCGGAATCTGACCGGGGGTTCTCCCCATTTTTGTATAAGGCCATGCAAGACGATGACAGCATTATATATCTGGCATTATGTAATCAGCTACAATCATATCAGCTGCTACTAGAGGAAGAAAAAGATATCTCTGAAGAAAATAGAATGATGACAGAGTATATTATCTCTAGAACGGAAGAATTGATTGATAAATATGCTCAGAAAATAGGAAATGACACCACTATTCAAAGACCTCAATGGGACAATTTAACTCCTCAGTCAAAGGGTTGATATATCGGATTAAAGAGCTAACCAAAATGGTTCAGGATATAGATACAAGGTTATCCATGCCTGGACTGTCTCCCGGTAAAAGGCAAGCTTTAATCAAGGATAAAACCCTAAAAATAGGTAAGGTAAAATCTCTGGCAAAGCGCATAGAAGATTTGGCAAATGGAAACATCTTAACCATAACTTTTGAAAACAAAGATTCTGGTGAAAGGTACAGAATTGTATACACTAATATCTCTCAGGATGATGCTGTTGCCCATCTTAAGTTGATGGCAAATCTTCAGGGGATGGAAATAATCATCTCAGAGGTAAAGGAAGTACAGACCAAAAACTCCTTAACCAAACTATAAACATGCAAAGGTAATTCAAACCAGTTTTTATTTAATCAACTCAACAACAATGGCAAAAGACATCAGCAAGAAAGACCTGGCCGCAAAGAAAGCACGCAGGGCTCAGAAGGAAATGCTGGCCTACATGGAAGAGAATGATCTCGACCCCAAGAAAGATTGGACAGGCCATAAGAAGCATGGAAAGAAAATCCAAGCTTGGGTAGACATCATCAACCTGGGAAACAAAAAGGCCAGGGCAGCTACGGAGGAGAAGGCCGTAGAGAAGGCTAAAAAGAATCAGAAGCCAGAAGCCCATCCCAAGAAGGAAAAGGTTACCAGTACCCCAAATGCCTACGACTATCCTACCGTGGACGGCAAGGAGATGACCTCCGACCAGAAGAAAAAGTACCGTCAGAAGATGCGTACTCTTCTGAAGACCATGTCCAAAGAGAAGGCCGAGGCCGAGGGCAAGAAGTATGCTGCAGAGTTGGCATCAGGTGCTCCGGCGGCTGCTCCCAAGAAAGAAGAGTCGGCCAAGGAAAAGAAGGCCGACAAACCTTCGAAAGAAGGCAAGGACAAGAAGAAAAAGAAGACAAAGAAAGAGGAGGATTAACCCGATAGGCAATCGTTTATGAAACCTCTTACCCCGAACCTAATATAGATTCGGGGTTCTTTGTTGAACTAACCTATACAACACCACTGAAATTGATTTGCATATTATAATAATAATTATTATATTTGCATAACGAAATAAAATAAGTATGGGACAACCAAAATTCACTACTGTAAAGGATCTGAAAGATTATCTGGATTTATTACCCAAAGAAATGGATGATTATAGGGTCAATATCCATATAGACCACAATACTCATTGGGAGTATTTGGAAAAGGAGTTAGATAGGAACCATCAAATTCTGTATATCTATAACGAGGATTAAAATGAAAATAAACCGAGGTTGTATCAAACTGAAATTGCAAAGGCGATTATCTGCCCAGGAAATATGGAATCAGATTATGGATGTGCATATTCAGGCGCTGGAATCCCTTTTAGAGGATAAGAGCTTAGATAAATGGAAAATTATATTCCCCTGCTACGGGACTTCTCTAGAAGCGGTGGAATCCATGGCCAGGGAATATATAGCTGCCTTTCAAAGGGTTCAGGGAGATACCTTTAACAATAGGTATGAAGATATTGAAACCATGCTGGTAAAGGGGTTAAATAACAGGTGGTTTAATACCATAATGAGTACACTCTATATGATGGAAGAGGACTTGATGGAAATGAGTTCTGATTCTGTCTTCACTCTCTGGGATATTTTCTTTACCTGTCAAGCACTCAGGAAAGAAAATAATGTGGTAGCTATGGGACTTAACACTTTTGAGCTTAAAAGACAGTAATGATGAAAAAGACATTTGAAATTACGGGGTCATCCCGAATTATGAAGGTAGTGATGGATGATGAAACCCGAGATATCACCATTACCTTCAAAGGAGAAAAGGTATACCAATACAACTCGGTATCAGAGTTCGACTTCAGGATGTTCAAAGAGGATATCCAAAATGGAGAATCAGTAGGTAAATCATTCGAAAAGAGAATCCGGAATAAGTATGCCGGAAAAAGATTATGAAAGAGAGAGACTCTATGTGGGAAGCCGCTAAACCCTTATTTATATTGTATGGTACGGCTTCAATAATATTGTTAATATTCAGTTTTATTTGTTGGATATTCAATTTGAAACTATGAAAAGATATTACACACCAGACGGAGAACCAGATGAGGCCAAGACCCTTTGGGAAGCTGCAAAGAGGATGATAATAGGAGTATCAGCCTTCTGCGTAGTCTGCATACTGTGGGATGGTAAAACCGTTCCACCTACCCCAGATGCAACTCCCCACTGGAAAAACTGGGATGAATTAAGGCATTTATCCGAGGTGAAAAGCTATGACTACAAAAACGGTATAATTCACTACAGAGACGAATCTACCGGAGAAAGGCCAAAGGAGTTAAAACTTCATGGGTCTTCTAGTAGTTACAGTTCGGGAATAACTCTACAAGTATCAGGGGCATCAGTTCACTTGGATATGGATGTAGAGGAATTACTGGACCAGTTAACTGAGGATGCGGACTTCTACGAATACTTTGAAAGAAATATGGATTGATATGGCAGGGATAGTAAGATTCAAAGTAAACAAATACGTTCACGGTACCAGAAGTAAAAATGTATTCGACTTCAAATCAAAAGCTCAGATTCTATTCGAGGGGGAACGTATTGGTCACATAATAGACCGAGAGGTTTATTTCTACATAAGGGTAAAACATGTGCAGGGAGAACCCGAATGTATGGAATGTCTCAACTACACTCCGGAATTATGGAATACCTTTAGTACTCATCAGGAGGCAAAGGATGTAGTAATAAAACAAGCAGAGTCAATATGGAAAACTCTGGACATATATCATAGACTTAAAAACGTTCAACCAACCTACGGATTATGGGAAAAGAAGTAAAGCAAACAAACAGCTGGGTATGGAAGAAAGTATTGGGTATGACTATCCTTGGATGGATAAATATCCTGATACTGCAATGGTTATTTATCAGGTTGTCATATCATTGGGTATATTTGGACCCCGAAAAATATGAAGAAGCTAAAGCTAGAGTAGATACTTTTTGGGACGATGAGAAACAGCAATTTGTTGCAAAAACTTTCTACTACTATGCCATTATCGGGTGTATTTTACCTCTATCGGGCTGGTGGGGAGACTATGTAATGCCGTTCAAATTCAAATGCCGTTTAACCAAAGTAAGGGAGTACTTTGAATAATTTTTAGAGTATGAGCACTGTAGAGTTTAAGGCTGCATGTGTAGCACATCGCAAATGTTGTCCATATAAAGCCACTGGTATGACTAAATGCGGGGCCAACGAGAATCTTACACCAGATGGCAAATGTTCTATTAAGGATTGCCATTACATGACCTCGTTCAAAAAGATACTCAAAAAATTATCCGAGAAATGAAGCCTGTAAGAGTATCAACTATAGAGGAAATCAAAGATAGGCTTATGGACCCTGATGCTGTAGTGGAAAAAGCCATTGAAGAAAGTAGTGGGTACAAGTGGGCACCAGATATATCCATACATTACTTTAGCCAATACCGTAAACGAACCTCTAAAGAATTAGTGAAATAATTTGCAGGGGTTGATTTTTATATCTATATTTGCATAAACAATAAAAGGGAAAAGCCACAAGAGGTTAACACACTAGAAGCCAAGAACACAACCTCAAAGAAAATGATAAAAATATTTGCATATATATAGAAAAGTTCTTCTATATTTGCATTAGGAAATAAGAAATAAAAAGAACTTTTTAATTTAATGTCAAACTTTTAACATTGTAAGCCATGAAAAAGAACAAGAACAACAAGGCTCAGAAACTGGAAAAGACTAATCTGGTCGAAGGCATCAACAACCTCATCGAGGAGAAGGCTGAAAAGGTGGAGAAATCCAAGGAGGCTCTGAAAAAGGGCAAGAAAGAGGAAGAAGCTACAGCACCGGTGGCCGAAGAAAAGAAAAAGAAAAAGTCCAAGAAGGACAAGCTCATCTCAAAGACCCAGGAGAAAGTCGAAGCCAACCTCGTAGAGGAGGTGGTAACGAAACGGGAGGTCAAATACATCTATCCCGCCGACTGCGAAGACACCCTTTCCAGGAAGAAGTTCCGGCAGCAGGTCCGAAACAAGATTCATCAGCTGGAGCTGGCCATGCTCCGAATCGAGAATCAGGATTCGAAAGAGTTCAAGAAGGCCAAGAAAGAATACCTGGAATACAAGAACCAATTCGTCAAAGAATCCGTTGCAATCTAATCTTTCATAGTAGGAGAGGGGTACAGGGCTAAGGCTCTGTCCCCTTAGTATAATCACCTTTAACGATATGAAAGATTATGGTTGTTGGCTTACCAGATAAAGCAATTCAGAAAGTAGATAAAGAATTGCTAGAATTACATAAAGAAGTTCTTAAGTCATATCTAACGCAACGGAATCTTAAGCACAAGTACCAGAAGAAATTCTTTAGAATATACGATTATTACATTTCGGAGGGGAATATAAGAAGATTCTTCTTTCGTCCTGCTAAGCTATTCGTATATGCTTTAGTGACTGACCGATTGGATGACATCGAAGACTATGTACCATTAAAAGATAAGCACCATGTTTCCCGAAAGAGTAAAAAGTGTAACGCTTGATAAATCCAAAATAACCTACTACCTTCAATCTCAGGAAGGGGTACAATCCCAAGAAGAATACCCTATTAATCCTGAATTATATCAGGTAGAGGATTTGGCATTCGATTGCGGAATAAGGTCAAATCAATATATCCCTGACTATGCCATTAAGGGGTATTTTAAGGTAGACGAAAATATGTTACATCCGGTATTCATCGAGAATACTAATGGACCTCACTTATTATACATTTCGGGAATGCCTCGAAATATTCCGATAGAGGAAAGGAATAAGTTTAGGTTCCCTAACCCAGTTTGGTTATCATATTGGGAAGATAGGTATATAGGTTACCTTTTTCAAGTGGTAACTAGAGAATCAGCATTAAAACACTTAATAAATCACTTATAAACAACGAGACACTATGAAAACTGCAGAGTATGTAAAACAGTTCAAGCTGGACAAGCCTCATTACAACTTTAACCGGGAAAAATTCATGGAGGCTTTCGGCCAGGAATTCAAGGACCGTATTGAGGCCATGATTACTGCATGTAAAAAAATGCAGGTGCAGTTCACCTATGAAAAATTCCTGCACGCCATCAAAGAACAGCAGGATAAGTTTTGGCAAATTTCCAAGAAGAAGATAGGTGGGCCTTTATCCGATGGATTATTCTCAGCATTCTTTGCCCTTCATGTAATACCTCTCAGGGCAAATTTATTCCCTAATATTCATGAGGAAATAGAAGAGAGGCGTAAAAAGGCCCAGGAAAGAGAAGCTAAACTTATGGCAGAGGAAGAAGAAAGGCAAAAAGAAGCCAAGGAGAAAGAAAAGAGAATGAGGCCAATATTGGAGGCCGTAGTTGCCTACGGAGTTGCCCAAAATTTGGCCAAGGAGGGCAAGGTAAAGGCTACTAAAGCAAAGGGAAAGAAGTAAATCCTAATAATACAAGACTCTAAAGTTACTAAGATTTGATGAGGACATTTTTAACCTTGGCTGTTATGGTAACGGATAATATCCTGACATCATACAGGGCAGCCGGAGAAGAAGAGGTAGATTTGAGTTATGAGTATAGATTAAATTCAGTTACTATAGAGGTAATTTACCCCAAACATGTAGACCAGCTATATTCAAGACTTTTGACACTGAGTAACCAGCTTAAGTTCGAAAATCAAGTAAATGAATTTCAACTGTCAATAAGCTCATCAAAATTGAAGGTAAGCCTATTCAGATGATCCAGCAACCTGACTATCAAAGAGTTAGTTCAAAAAGGCCCTTGCCACAACAGGGCCTTTTTATATATTTTTATCAGGATTAACTATTAGATACCAAAATTAAACACCATGAAAGAACAGAAGATAGTTCCACGATTCCCAAGGGGGTTAGGGATAACCCAGTTAGCCTTACAAGCTAATACTGGAGATAATGAAGCTCTTAAGAATCTGACCAAGTTCATTATTCATACCTGGATAGTAAACAATGGGAGATTGTGGGCAAGGGTTTATTCAGTAAATGAGCTCTCAGATTTTCTAAAATGTGAACCGTCAATTATTCAGATGCAGATGAAACAAACGTTTCTAGACAACGGCCTATTTGACCGTAATAAGATGGATGAAATTGCTGATTCTCTGATGGGGGCTTGCATAGGCTGGGCACTTGAGGACCGTATGGAAATAAGTCAACAGGTTCAAATACTTCGGGATTCTCAAGGTGGAAGATATGCTCCATTTATAACTGCAGAAGTCAATAAAGCCATAGGATTAAAGCAGCAATCTACAACCTCTCTTCAGAGTTTGGTACGGGCAGTGTCTGGTGGCGGTACTGTAAATATCTTCAACCAACAGAACAATCAATTCAACAATACGGGTGAGTCTGAACCAGTATTAACCCGTGATATAGCCATGTCTATGATTCAAAAAGAGCTTGCTGACAAGGGTGGTATAAAAGAGTTAGAATATGTAGAAAATCAGTATGACTTCAAAGAATTACCAGTTGTTGTTGCAACAAAACAAGAGGGCAATAGAGGAGATAAAGAGGGCTTAACTCTCAAAAAGGCCGAATTGGATAGCGTAACAGGAGACTACCAGGGTGCCTTAAAAGCTTTTGAAGAAGACCATCACCAAATCAGACGAGAAATCGAAGAGGGAATAGACTACGAAGAAATAGACCCAGAACTCGAAGATAACCTTTGATTTTTATTTGCAAAATTAGATTAAATTTCTTATATTTGTATAAAGATAAAAATAAAGGTTATGGACTTAATAATTAAAGCTCGGAATGTTACAGTTACATTAACTGTACAGGGTTTCTCAAAGTAGTTTCGGCCAATGAGAAAGAGATAAGATTCTATATCTCGGGAGAAGATAATATCAAGGAAGCTTCTGAACAACTATCTAACCACAACATCTGGCATAATCCATATCCTCATTATTTGGGTATACCCTTTACGGCAGGGAGTTTAGAGCCAGGATATAAAGCAGAAATTCAGTTCAATCTATAACACAGACACCTACTATGAAAGAAGTTTTAACTGCAACCAAAGTGGTAGCCAAAATCAATCAACTTATCAACGAAGGTAAGAAGATTAAAGTATTCGGGTTACCTTATTCTCCTTATCAGGAAGATATTGTCTTCACTGATGAAAAAGTAAATCGTCAGGGTTGGTTATGTACTAATAGCAAAGTAACTCTATCCGCATCAGCCTGTGCAACTAAAATAAAGATACATACTATCACGGGTTGGTGCAATCTATTCCAGTATGTAGAGAATGGTAAATATGTAGATACCATATCAGAAGATGGACAATATATCGGTATGCAAGTCATGGATGATATTTGTCCCGGAATGCTATTAGGAGCATTCGATACCGATAAGCTTATAAACTTGGGTATGATATCAGATGTGGTGGATAATGAAGAAGGAACTCTTCGTACAGTAACTACCATAAATAGAGACTTCAGTAAAGGGCTTTATCATTTCCCCTCTCATACTCCCGAGGAGAACGGGAAATACTTTGTATTCGACAAAATCATGTAACGTTAACTTTTTTATAACTATGCACATTAATAAGAAAATAGACCTTTTAATTTGGGCAAGCAGACTATACTGCCACTCAATGTACCAAACGTACGACCCGAAGTATTACCCCACTATCAAAGATATAGTACTCAACTTTACTAATAAATTGTTCGGTACAAAACCAGTGGAGAACAAAGTACGGATAGATATCATAAGCCTATTCAGTGATGATATCAAAGACAGACCCGGGTGGAAAGTATATTCCGGTATATGTATCCACGTAGAGTTCCCAGATACTTCAGCCCTGGAATTCGAGCTGTTAAAACATCCTCTCATACCAGAAGGAGATATCTATTACAAACCGGTTCTCATACCAGCTAAGGCCTAATAAATAAAGGACCATTAAGACCTCTTTTCTAGAGGTCTTTTTTGTTTTACTAATAAAACTGACCTAAATAGGAGATAAAGTTTCTAGAATCTCTTTCTACATCCCAATGCCGAGAAGTTTTATTTGCATATATTATATATTATTCTTATATTTGTATAAAGAAAAAGAAATAATAAACCCCAAAATAATTAAGGTATGGAAAAGAAAACAATTAAGGACCTGAAAAGGGGAGAATACTTTACCCTTAGTTCAATCGAAGAGCCCCGGGAATCTCAGGTATGGGTCCGAGGAGAATACATACCTGAAGCAAAAGCCTACAGTACCTATAAATGGGCAGATACCAATCATGAAGTACTCCGTAAAGGTAACAAGGAAGTTTACATTGATTTCACCTTCTAACCATCAAAAATATGGCACAGAAAGATATAAACTGATTATCTGGTTCTACTTAAAGAATCACCATCAATACAAAACTATCCATGTAGCTCATGACATGGAAGTGGAACTCACTCGAAAGGTTGATATAGCCAAATGGGTAGACGAAACCGATGAGAGTATTGCTAAGGCATACTTAATTGACCGGGTAAAAGATACCCGGGAAACAATAATAGAAAGAACTATCGACCAAACGATATACTAAAACTTTAATCACATGAGATATAACAGTACTTACACCGTCGAAGATCTGATAGGAACTTTATCAGAAATGGACCCTCAGGCACCAGTAATGGTCGCAGTTCAGCCTACATGGCCTTTTGAACATACTATCACCGGGGTAGTAATCGATTGCAATGGTATAGTATACCTTGCATCCAAACAACACGGATATTTACCTCAGGAGGCTAAAGATGCCTTCGAAAACTATGGTATACCATTCTCGGACCGATGATTTTTTATTTGCAAATATAAATTTAATTCATTATATTTGTAATAAGAAAAGGATAAAACCCTAATATTATGAAAGATTATAAAAAGGTTATGCTTACGGGTCTCAAGGAGTCCTACAAGTTAGGGAAGATTTATGAGGAAGAGGTTGATTGCATCAAGGAAGCAATCCAAGACACCTACCTTGGAATGGTAGAAGAGTTAGATTCCCGACTGGGGTTGGAACTCTACGATTATAAAGTAGAGATTAAATATGACCAGGATCGGATTCCTCAGTCATATAAGCATACACTCCTGGTCAAGTTCAATGAAATGGAGGGAGCAGTCAAAATGAGTTTCCGAGGAGCAATGACTCAAATAAAGGAGATTCTCTCCACTGGGGATGATGAAGTACTGGTGGGGAGCTGCAACCTGGGATTAGTAATAACCATCAGGGCATGAGTTCAATTAATAAAATATGTAGAGAATACAACTGGGTATGCAAGCATATCAAAGGACCTCTCTACAGGATAAAGATGCAGGAGCTGTATGCCGAAGTAAATAAAGCAATGAAAGACTCTGATTTAACTCCTGAACAAAAGCTAAAGTTAATAGGTATCAGAGATATCATAAAATCAAAGTTATGAAAATGTTTGAATTGGTTCCGTATATACTGGCATTAAACTCGGAAGCAGAAATAATGCTGATAGAAGACTTAGAACCAGGTCCAGATGGACTTCCCAAGAT